ATATTTGTTTTTTGGCATTTTTTTTTTTGGGTGTATCGTTTATTTTTATTATTCCCGGGCTAGTTCCCCAACCCGAACCGTTAGAAAAAGAAACGTTTTATAGATAAGGAAGGTCGAATGGCTGATATACTACTGTTTTATATAGAATATAATATTACGCATATACGGCGTAATCGTTATACCTGCATCGAACAACTCTTGGTGAATATCCTTATCATCGTACCAATTAACCCCCAGATCATCGACGTCTTCTTGAAAAACCTTTATACATTCTCGTTTAACCATAGTAAATAATTCCTTCGCTTCTGAAATCTTCTTTTTCAATTTTTCCCTTCTATCATCCTCGATTCCCCGTAGGATAAATTCGGTAGCCTTATCTTTAGAAATTCTTCGCGATCCGACTTGAAAATACCCTTCCTCGCTATACCATTTGATAAGAGAACTCTTAGTCGTGGTAGGGGACCGTCTTTTAGCAATACGACCTGATCTTTTTAGAGGTGATGTTCTTTTGGTGGGAGTCGATTTTTCCGGTTGGGTAGTTTGTGAAGGTGAATGTGGCCGAGATGAAATCAACGGTATGCACTCATCTTCTTTTTTAATGATAGGAGAGTTGTGATCCCCCCTGACGCACGGGTTTATTTCGTTGGCTGGATACCCGACAACCGTTTTCGGTGAAAGGGTCTTCAATAACACTTTACCTGTTTCCTCCTCCAATGAGTCAAGAATCTGATTTTCAATTGAATAGGTAAAGTCTTCGCCAAATGGTGAATCCGCTCGAGGGATGACAAGAGGTCGACCATCCATCAGAGGAGAACCGGTAACGCTTTGGTTGGTGTATTTGTGTGTGTATTTTACAGAAGACATGGCTGGACAGGGTATTGAAGTTCGAAATAGGTATGGTGCAAGATGAATGGTAAGGTTAGCGGAACAAAATGCTGGTATGTAGAACGAGATTGGCTGATGTAGTGTAAACAGGTGTAGGAGTAAGATTCGTGTTGTTATATTGGTCGAAAGAGGCGTAGCGCGTAGCGCGTAGCGCGTAGCGGTGAAAAAAAAAAGTCCTACGAGAGACGGGTCGATCCTTAATAAGCCCTCTGATTTGACTCTTCGCATGTAACCTTGGCTATTCACATGCAACCTTGGCTCTTCATAATCAATCTATCGGCAATCCCGTGGTTGCGATTTGTTGTCCGTCTTCACTCCTTAGGTTGCGATTTCTCGTCCTTCAATGCGCTTATTGCGTATCTTGTCAGATCGACTCGAGAAAAATGGCTTAGGTTCATCCATCTTTCCGTCTGAACTCTCCCTTACCCGTAATGAGAGTGCCCTATATTTGAGGCCAATGGACAATTCACTTCAAATAGTATAACTTTAACCATAGAGTGTATAGCTCGCGAATCCTATTATCAATTATTCGGGTTATTGACTGTGACCGCTTTAACAGAGATGCTATGTTCAGTTCCAGGCTTTCCCTTCGACCTAACTCTGTTGCTACTATCATGTTCGAGTAATGATAAGCAATTATTTGCCTCGACAACAATGCCTCTACACGGCGCACACCTAAAATATAAATATCATAAGCCAAGATATAAACCTTAAATTCAAACAATCCTAAATTATTATTATTGTAAAATAATATCTTTAAACTACCCATTATCCTGTTTATGGATTCGAACCATATAAATATATGAAATATTTATGCTCCTTGCACCGGCTTTTTTTTTGCATTTTTTTTAATTTTTGGTTTATTTTTTTTTTGGGTGTATCGTTTATTTTTATTATTCCCGGGCTAGTTCCCCAACCCGAACCGTATCAGTTAATACTTCTTCGACCATGTACAAAGTATTTACCTTGTATTTAGGTCTGAGACGAAGTAAATCAAAGTATTTTTACTTTATTTAGAGCATACCTTAATATTCCACCTTGGAACTATTCAGAACCTAGACTTCGGAAATAAAGTCAATACTAATTTATTTGGTAAAAACTAATTATTTCCGTTTTCGGTTACACTATAAGTAACCAGTGGACCTACAAACACCATCTGCTCGTTGCTCTTTTATGATCTATCTACTATACATAATCATACTTGAGATTATATCCTATAGTGAGAATAGAGTCAACTTAGATCCGCGGTAGCCCATTCAATCTTTCGACTAATCAGTTACCTTATTGCCATACCCTTATCCATTACGAAAGGCCATCTACTTTAATTGTTTCATATGTAGATTTGGCATAAACTGCTTTAGGGTATTCCCGGAGTTTGGTATTTTTAGAAAAATAAAAAGAAGGTCTCAATTTCTTTTTGGTTTTCGACTTAACACCAATCAGAGTCACGCATACGAAGATCCTCTGCCAAAAGATCTAAACCTCTAACTTTAGAATAACAAACAGCAGTAACCAAACTTATTGCACATACTCCTTTCAGCGCCTGACGAGTGGTTAGTACCTATCTGAGATAAAATTCACCGTGATGTGATTACTCACGATTACTAGTAATTCCTTTTTCATGCAGTCGAATTTCAGACTACAATCCATACTTTATCCTATTTTGGGGATTAGCTCCAATTCGCATTATTGCATCCTTTTGTCTCAATTCGCCAATTTTATCATAGGTCCACTATATTCACATTATTACACCCGTGTAAAAAAAACAAATCCTTTTCCAGCTCGATACGGATAATAGTATTATTCGTGTCTACCTTTATTAGTTCCTGCTTTTATTTTTAATATATTATCCAACCCTTCTTTAGTTAGATGCCCCTTTGTTACTAAGATATTACATACTTTACATCAATCCTCGAAATCGTGAACTTTTACTCCTAATATGCTGTATTTTTGGAATAACGGTATGATAATATCACGAATATCTGAAAATTTAGTTACACGGTAATACACTCTAGTACCATTATTTTTAGAATCCTTTACTAACACACCGCATCCAAAATAAGTTACTAGACTTTCCATCAATAGCTCATCACGCTCATGTTGAGTTATTTGAAATAGTAATTGAACACTGTGCCCTACCTTAGTCATTTTGGTTACGCTTGTCTTAATTAAAAAACAACCTTCACCTGATGTAAACCCTGCTACTCAATGAGGATCACGTATCGTAATATCTTCAACGTTTGGACGAGGCACGGCAATTACATTAGGGAAACTAGATTTCAATTCGGGTGATAAACCTAAATTTAAAGATGCTCTTATTGCTACAATCTTTGCTATAAATTCTTCTCTTGTAATATCCAAGGAGGCTTGCTTATTAGCAAACATTATATTTACAGCCTCTTTGAATAAAAGGTAATCCGCACACTTCTTAGATATTAAAGGATAATTATCAAAATGAGGAAGAATTTCTTTAGTGATTTGTTCTAAAGAACCTACTACATATTGACAACTATCTTTCCCATGTTTTAAAATACTACCTTCCCCTCCAAAATATCTTTGAATTTGTTCAAGTAGCATTCTATCTTTTTCATGTAAAGCAATAACAAATCTAGCCTCGCAAGATCAGTAATTACCTCTTTTTCTTACTTGGATAATAAAACATCCCTCCGCGTCCGTGAATCCCGTAACAAATCAAGGATTAATGGCGCGAGATTCTACAGAAGTAGGTAAGGATGAGGGTATATTAGATATACCGGTTGTAAAACAGCGTTTTAATATAATTTGCCCCTTAGAAAGGACATTGACTACTCGATTTCTCTCGAAACTTATTAGAATACACCTTAAACGTAATAAAGAATTACTACGTCAACTACCGTCTACTCGTTGCTCTTTTACAATAACAGTTTTGTATGTTGTAGGTGATTGTAAAACTGTTATTGACTTAGATCCGCGATTGCCCATTGCTCTTTCGATTATATTCTGACTTATTACCGTACATGAGTGATTAATTCATCCGCCTACGTACTTTAGCACGTGGTTTGGTATCAGAATCTTTAGGAGTTCCCCGGAGTTTGATAGTTTCACCCACCTTCTTAGCGTCCTAAGCCAAAAGGTAGGCTTATGTGGCACGTCTATCATGGAAATCAAATTTAACCTAGTAATTATAAAAAAATTCTTAAACTTTATCATTTTCTATTTAAGTTAATACCATTTGCAATTTCTGTGATTTTATTTAAACCATCTATAGTTAAATGTTCTTTATTCTTTACTAATTCAGCGACTTTGCATCAATCATTAAAGTCTAATGCTTTCACACCTTTTATAGAATATTCTTTAAAAAAAGGTATAATTTTATTTTCTATGTCTGAATTATTCCTAAATTGCAATAAACAAGTATTATTTTTTTCAGAACATTGAATTGACATTTCTTTAGTAAGATTAGAATCATATGAACTAAAATAATTAGCTATCCCTTTTAAAAGTTCTTTCTCTCTAATGTGTAAACAAGTATCAAAACACAATCTTACTCTTTTACCTATTTTACTTGAACTTTTTTCAATAGAAACTCTAAATGAAGAATCTCCAGTAGCAAACCCGGAAATTCAATTAGGATCTGGTATACCTTTAAATTCATATTCTGTTCTAACAACTGGATTGTTGTTAGGGAAAGCTTCTTTTAATTCAGGGGATAAACCTTTATTTAGTGAAGCACGTAATTCTATAATTCTTTTAAACCCATTTTGAGTTAAATGTTCTTTTTTTTTTTATGATATTATAACATTGTTCAAATAATAAAAAATCAGAATACTTAGCACTAACTAAAGGGTATTTTTTAAAATGATCTATAATCACTTGCAGTTCTTGTATGTCACTAACTCTAAATAATACAGTGTTCTCATTATTTTTACGAAGAACTCCTACTCCAAAAGTATTATGTATCATCTCCAATAATGAAACATCTTTACTATGGATATGGATAGAGAAATAAGCCGAAATTCTTCATTTTAATTTACTGTTATTATCTTTATAAATAGAAATTATAAAAGAACCTTCAGCATCTGAAAACCCTGTTAAGAATCAAGGGTCTAGGATAGATAAGGTAGAATAATTTTTACTTAATAATACCTTAGTAGGGATTTTGATCTGACTACTTTCAATAATATTAGAAAATAGACCGAAATTTCGGCAACTTCTTTCAAAGCCCATTAGAGTACACCTTAAACTTCTTTTTATATTTTTTGGATTGGCTTTTATAAAAAGAGGTCAACTACCGTCTACTCGTTGCTCTTTTACAGATATTAAACTAACATCTGATTTAGATCCGCGATAACCCATTTCGTTTTCACTCATCTTATGATATATTACCGTACCTGAATAATTAGTTCAGCCGCAAATATCCTTTTGAATAATGCTTGGTTTCATAAGTTTTAGGGTGTCCCCGGAGTTTGATAGTTTTAGCCAATTTAGTGTATTCCCAAAACACATATCAGCCCACAATATTAAGGCCATGATGACTTGTCTTAGTCCCTATTATCAATCCAATTGTAAGCGGTGAGCTGCCTTATTTAATAAAATAAAACAAGGGTTTACGTTAATTTAATGGACCTAACCAAATCTCACGACATTAACTGAAGACAGCCATGCAACGCATGTGGTCTAAACAATATAATAAAAAGGTATGGTTATTATATATTGGTTATATACTGTAACACCTAAACAATATATATTACATATTGGTTAAAAGCTGTATATTATATATTGGTTATATACTGTAACACCTAAACATATATATTAACCATCTATTAACTATATAATAATTTAGAGCATTCAAATTGTGGTAAGGTTATTCGCGGATCATCGAATTAAATAGTTGAGATAGGTAGATCCTCTCGGATTTTCCCCCTCTAAGAACGTAGCGTGCAACTTTCATCGCACTACGCTCAAGCAGAATCTAAGGATATATAATATCCCAGCAGCCATCGCCGCAACACTAATATGTGCTAATTCCACCGCATGTTAAGTCAGCCACCTTTCGGTGCGAGTTATATATTAAATAAATTTAAGTAGTCTTTTTGTCTTTTTTCTAACTAAATCTTTTTGTATTCATCCTCATCTTTATAGTTTGTATTTTCTTTAACCCCTCTTCAGTCAAATGACCTTTATTCTCCATTATTTCAACTGCTAGTTTTCAATCTCTAAAATTTAAAGATTTTACCCCTTGTAAAGGATACGCATCAAAAAATGGTACTATTTTAGTGGTTATATCCTTAATAGAAAGTACTTTAAAATCCCCACCATCTTTTCTTTTACTGTATTTTCCACATCCTCCAAAGTAATCTATCAACCCCTTCAGTAACTCCTCATCACGAATATGCTGAGTTACTACGTATACCAATTGAACTGCCTTTCCTAATTTTGATTGAGGTGAATCGTAAATACTAATGTAATAACATGCTTCAGCCTCAGAAAATCCAGTTAATCAATTTGGATCTGGAATACCATTATACTTTACTAGAGGTCTAGCTAACTCTTTAGTATTCGGAAAAGATTCTTTTAATGAATCTGATAAACCTAAATTCATAGAAGATTTTAAATTTACAATTTCTTGCAAATCTTCTCTAGAAACAGGTCCTTTGGCTATAATACACACTATACGCTTGAATATATCAAAATCCACTCTTTTTTGAGTTACCAATTGATACTTATCAAAATGTGGTATAATAACTTTTGCTATATTTTGAATAGAACTTACTTTATATCGCATCATATCGCCAGAATGTTTATATATCCCCCCTACTCCGAAATAAGCTTGCAATCCTTCTAAAAGATTTAAATCCTTTTTATCTAAAGCAATTTCAAAACTTAAAGTTATAAGGTAACCTAGCGAACGTTTGGGGTCTTTTTTAACAAAAACTCCAAAACTTCCCTCTCCGTCCACAATTCCGGTAATGTATCATGGATTTAAAACAAGTTTAAAATAAGTCTGAATCATTCTAGAATATATTCGGTTATTATGTATAACTAAGTTATTAGTTTTAATTAATTTGTTTATCATCATTATTGTTGTAGCTTCTTCTGTATTATATATAAATGAATCACTGAAAAGAATCACACAATGTGGTAACTTGATAGTTCCATCAAAATTTTTAGAACTTTTGAGTATTAGCGGGTCTTGCAGCTTGAGAGCTTTTCTTTCTCAACAACGCCTTTCGGATTGTAGCCGAACAACTATACAAGATAAGGTCCTTAGATATATTTAAATGCATAACTAAGGATACTCGGCTGAACTTGTGACTCAACCACCCTTATTAAAATCTTAGTTGGCACAATCCTGATTTGACTATCGCATATCACAATAGGGAAAAATTTCCAATGATTCCAACCTCTTAGTATTGCATAAAATGTATCCTTAAGAGTATAAAAATAAGGAGGTGCTGGCACCTTACATATACTTGCTTTCATGAAAAGCCGCCCCTGAATTACCATTAAAGCCTAACTAAAGGTCAGTATCCTAACTAAAGGTCAGTATCCTAAATAATACCATATGGAGGGTACAAAAAGGGCCTTAAAAACTAACTGTTTTTTTAATAATTTTATTTAATATGACTCTATCCAATACCGTAAACTTACTTCAATCGAAGTTACGACCATTGGCATTCGCTTTTTAACTTCTCCTTTACCTCTCACCTTGCTATGCCTACTTTTTATCGTAAGACACCTCCTTCCTATTGTAAACGTACAAAAGATTAGGTTAGATAAGGGCTTACCGTGTTCAAATAATAACACTTCCTAGTAAGACTTAGGGTGACAACTTTACTCCGAAGGGTTATATTGGTTCTCTGAAAGGGTTAGTATGTCAAACCCTCTCCTACCCTTATAGTTGTAGTGTATCGAAACGTCATTGTTGCCTTTGCTTTCGCTACCCATATCTCACGTCACACTAGCTCCTTTAAATGAATATTACATTTAACAGGCTACATTGTCTTTGCAACTTAATACATATTATTACTAACTATGCATCTGCAAATAGTGTTAAATCGAGAACTGATTTAGTGGATTCGAACCACATTGTTATTATCCGCCTCACGTCGAACACATACTTCACTACTGGTTTCAGAAACGGTCTAATGATTTCAGTTCCTGCGTTGCCACATTACTCTTGAGGTGGAGTGCTTCCACTTTCATTTATAGTTCAGCCATAAGCCAACCTATGGCACTCATCATTGTCTGCCTAGGCTACGGGGGTATCTAATCCTCTTCACTCTCTAAGCCTTCGTCCCTCAACGTCAGTTTAGCTCTATACTTAAGAACTTTTTAATACTTTTTCAATGTTTATGTCGTTGTCTTTTGTTCTTATTTTCTTAAGTAAATGCCTGTACATAGAGGTTTGCCTTCGCCATTATCAGTCCTATTAGTATCAATGGATTTCATCCCTAAACTCCAACAATTCTGACATCTTCCTCTCACATATCAAACTCAAGTGCAATAGGTACTTATTTCAGCCTTTTTACACCGTCTAGGTACCCAATATACCTGTTTAAGATGAATAACACTTGTCTCCCTTGTCTTACCGCGACTGCTGGCACAAGATTTTGTCGAGACCTCTGGATTTAAAGTTGTCATTATCAGCTTTTTCCAGAACTTTATAAGACCTAGTCAAGCAAGTTAATAACTCATTTATATTAACTCTCGTTCCTGCAAGTTGCTGGTTCAGCCGTTAGGCCATTGACCAAAATCCCTCACTGCTGTACTATACGCACTGGGGTTTTTTCAGACCCAGTGTGACCAATAGACCTCTCAGTCTTGGTTACGGACATAAGCTAAATATGATATTACCATACTTAATACTTATCCGGTGGTTATTAATAATCAACTAAGAGCGAAATTCTCTTTCTTTTACAAACATACTTTATGGTTCTTATTTTAATTTTCCATCTAATCTTACAATATAGTAGCCCTGGGCTGGGTATGATTTATTAGATTTAGTCTTAATTAATAACCATAAACATTGTTCTTATAAGGGATTTATTTTGCCTTACTCTTAGGTAGCTAAAATACCAATTACTCACCTGTACACCACTTCAATATATCGAACCCTCATGGGTTAAATATTGACGTACGATTAGCATGTGTCAAGCATTTGCATAGCGTTCAATCAGAGCCATCATCAAACTCAAATAAAAAAGTCTTTCTAACTGTAATATTTATTATAGAGTATTATTATAGAAATATATCTAGAAATTTAAGTATAAAAATATATAAATACTTAATAGTTGTATTATTAAGTTAAAAGCTATTTATTAAAAAAAATACCGATTCTTATCTAAGATTCGAACTTAGACTCAGATATTAGAAGTATCTTGTTCTACCATTAAACTAATAAGAATTATTCTAATAAAATCTATGCTTCTTATCTAAGACTCGAACTTAGATTAGGATATTAGGAATATCTTGTTTTACCATTAAACTAATAAGAATTATTATAATTATACAATAAAAAAAATATATTTTAAGTAGTTAGTTTCTATGGAAACTAATTGAGGGAAAGGACCCACAGCTTTCATAATTGAAATTATTAATTGGGAAAAAGGAGATAGCTATAAGTTATTTAACTAAAAATATATTTTTTTAGCTTCACTTATATAATAAGTGAAAGAATCTTATAGACTACAGTATTCTTAAATCTAATCATTTAAAATTTGGTTTATTATACTTTATCCTAAATAAACCGAGTTGTAGAAGATTAATTAATCTTGGCCCTCCACGGTTGCTCTTTTCCTTTTCAGTACTTTCATTCAGGCTCAGAGGTGCAGCTAAATCATGCAATTAGACCTCTAAAGTGATGATGGAGATAAATCATTAAATCTTCTTAATGTTTACAATCACTTTCTATAATTTTTTAGCATAATATGCTTTCGTGATGACCTCACGGATGGTTTTAATAAAAAGTGGAGCTTGAAAAATGTAATGCAACTTATGTATTACGTTTAATTTGGCATAGTTAGATAAGTTAACTTGAAAATAGTTAGTAGTTTTCGGTAATCTACTAACGGGCAGCCTATTAGGAAATTCAATGGTGGACCTTTCTAACTGGTAATATTACCAATCTTACTTAAAGAATTTATGTAGGGAAATCCTGAATATACTGGGCGGAGTTTATGACGCTGAGTTTTGTACTAAGGATGTTAGTACAAATTGGGTAATCAGGGTGTACATCTTAGCAGGATCATTTCTTGGATGAGTTGTTTAAATATTCTGCTGTGGTATCTTAGTTGTGGAACTTATCAGTATTGAAGCTCTCACTAAACAAAAGAGTCTAAAAAAAAAAGTATTAATAAAAAACCATGAAAAAGAAAGATTCAAAACTGTTTACCCTTCCTAGAGGGATGAACCCGGATAGTGAGAATAATAATTCTCTCCCTTATTTTTTTTCGACGCCCTGCCAATAGGAAAGGGGCTAGAAAAAAAATTAGGGAGCTCCTTAGAGCTCCTGCGGAGCTCCGCAGGAGAGGATAAAACCCAACCTATATGGTTGGACTGGAATACCTAATTGCGATCAAATGGAGTTGTTTACAAATCCTTATGACAAGCTGTGGAAGGATCTTTATGGACTAAAAGTGAGGGTCTCTTGAAAAAGGATCACGCGGGGTGAAAATACTAAAATGAATAAATATATGAAATATCAATTGAAACGTCTGGATCGTTTGAGATCAGACCCTGTGAAGTACTGAAATGTAGTAAGATCTTTACTTCAAAAATCCTTAGTCTTTAGATTAAGCGCTTTCATTAAAATGCACCCTAACTGATCTAGAGACCTCACACTAGGACAGGTTAAGTCTCTAGTGAAATCTTTTAAAAAATTGCTTAAATCATTCGATACAGATAGTGAATTAAATAGGATAGTTCACTGTATAGACTTTAAGCGGGTATATTTCTGAGATAGAAACAAATGGCGTCCGTTAGGTGTACCTTCTGTACCCTGACGTATGATGGGGCATATGATAAATAATTTCCTAGTCCAATTTAGCTGAGAGAATTTTTTACCAAGTCAACATGGTTTTATACCAGGCCGCGGATGTTTAACTGCATGACAAGAGCTAATTACTAAAGTTTTTGATAAACCTTGAATATTAGAAACAGATCTAAAACAATTTTTCCCTTCGGTTAGACCGGCGGAAGTGGCAGGTGTGCTATCTTCCATGGGAGTAAGTGAATATATGTTATCTTGAATAGGAAAGATCAATCGTAGTAATTTTATAATTCCCCGAGAGGTTAAATTAGTTTCCGATACTGAACTTATATTAAAACGTTTAGAATATCTGGACCTTTTCTATTTCTTTTCCCTCCCGGTAGAAGGTGGTAATATAAAAAGTTTGGTGCTTCCTGAAGGAAGGAAGGATCCGAAGGTTATATCCAAACTGCGTTTTTTAGGTCTGCAGTATAACCCTGTTCAGGATAATGTGACTCCAGTGCCCTCATGATTGAGGAGATTTATCTCAACCCTCCCCGTTCTTCAAAGAATATATCTCCAGAAGAGACCCCTTTAAATTGGGGATACGATGAAGGGTTACCCCAAGGTTTCCCAATGTCCCCAGTACAGTCTATACTAAATCTTAAGGATTTTTTAACTCAACAATCTAGTATATCCTATGCCGATGATCCTATATTTTATAGTGATGTCCCCTTTGAAATAAGAGGTGATAAAGAAAAGCGTATGGAGTTATCTGAAACCAAAACCTTATGAATAAAAAGGGACTCTAAGTGAATCTCAAAATTAAAGTGACTGGGTATAGTTTATGACCCGTTTGAGGATAAGATTTATTCTGAAACAAGGAAAGGGGCTAATCTAGTCATTTCTTCTAGTTTAAGAGATGAGTTATTAAATATGATTCATATAGAGCTTCTAACAGATAGTAAGAGAATAGAGTTAATAAAAGGAGGTTATCTAAAGAGATGAAGATATTCGAAACCCTGAATAAAGCTCTTTAATAGTAAGTATGCGGGCTTAACAATCTCTCGTTTATATATTGGTACATGAAGTGATGACTTCATTGTTCAAGATTTTAGATTGATAGGAAGGGAGAATTCCTGGCTATATCGCGAGAATTTGCGAGGAACAGAACTAACCATAAGAAATTATAGTTCTAAAGCAATACGAACATTAAGCAATTTTTTTAGTCCCAAAAAGAGAAAATCTAATGTTAGGTGAATAAACTCTCGTGTTACATCGTCCGAATCTTATATGTTAGAAAGATTCGGACTCTAGTTTTTTTATGGTAAAAAGTTTCCTGATTCACAGACTTAAAATGATGATAATTGAAGGAGGTGCGCCGTGCGCCGTGCGCCGTGCGCCGTGCGCCGTGCGCCTTCCTCATATTGAATGAGTATCTTATATCTTTTTTTTGTGGTCTAGTGAAAAGGTTTTCTGAAGCGGCTCTTCAGAACTCCTTGTTGGAAGAAAGTTTCCCTCATTGCGTTTGAAATTTTCCCTCGTATGTGTCTGTTTTTTAAATCTTTCCTCATCCTTTGTTTTTTTCTCTTTCTTCAGAGCCTTCCATTATGTTTTCTTCTTCCGTTCGAGTTCCTTCCGTCTGCCTGTTTCTTGATGTTTTCATTCCCTCCAAAAAGTCTCCTGTTCCATGAAAACATCTAAGTATAAATAAGTATTAGTGTATAGTAATATAGCTATGCATACTTGATTCGGTCTGCCAACACTATTTAAACTATTACCTTTACTATTTACTATTTTAGTGTAATTTCAACCGTGTTATCGATTTATATACTATATTCATTTACTTTTTTTTTTATAGTCTATATTCATTTACTTTTTTTTTTATAGTCTATTAACCTTGAGATAATCACGGTGTTCATAAAAAAAAGCGTGAGCGATAATTTATCCTTTATGCGTTACAGAGGTATTTGCTTTCTTTTTCAGGGGTGTTATTATTATCTTTGCTTTTAATTCCTATAATAGGTGTTTTTGTGATATTGGTTAATAAAGATTTAGGGGTTTCGTTAACGAATATTAAATTTATAGGTTTAACTGCGTCTATACTTAATTTATTTTTATCATTAATTATTTTTATTTTATTTGATTTTAGTCTAAATCAATTTCAATTTGTACAAGAATATCATGAAATTAGTTATTTTAACTTTTTTTTAGGTATAGATGGTTTATCTATATATTTTGTTGTGCGCCCTTTAACTAAGAAAAAGCCCGTTCCACTAAGAATCGTAACTGAACTAATGTTATGTAAACCGACTAACTTACTTGATATCGAAATGATTAGAGGAAAGAAGCATGTTAGTAAAGTCCTCAATAAGATTAAGTATAAATTTTATTTGGTGGGCAAGGTAATTTATATTCAAGCTTTTATTATAATGCTGTTACAGAACTATAGGCTGACTTCGAAAATACTTGATACGAAAATTCATTCATTTGCTAGACCTGCTTTATTTACTCTACAACAAAAAATGAGACTATATCCAAATTTTACAAAAAGTGGTTTTTTGCAAAGCGTAAAATATTCAACCACTAGCGGAGCCTCTAAAGACCTTTCTAATATTTCACCTAAATTTTATGAAAATGCCGATACTCAAAAGTTAGAAATACTAAAAGATAATCAAAATAAAAGTGGTATTTATCAATGAGTTAATAAAATAAACGGTAAAACTTATATAGGAAGTAGTAAAAATTTAGGGAAAAGACTTAGAGATTATTTTAATGTTTATTTCTTAGTCAAAAAAATTGAAAAGGGTAAAAGTATGATTTATAATTCATTATTAAAAAAGGGGTATTCAAACTTTACTCTTGAAATCCTTGAGTATTGTGATTCGGCGGATTTATTAAAACGTGAACAATATTATATAGATAAATTAAATCCTGAATATAATATATTAAAAACAGCTGGTTCATCTTTAGGGTTTAAACATAGTGATGAAACTAGAGCCAAAATCTCTAATTCTCTATCAGGAGAAAGACACCCAATGTTTGGGCTTAAACATAGTGATGAAATTAGAGCCAAAATCTCTAATTCTCTATCAGGGGAAAGAAACCCAATGTTTGGAAAAACAGAAAGCCAAAGCCCAAGGTTTGGAAAACGTCATTCTTCAGAAACTCGTGAAAAGATATCTATTTTTAAAGCTGGCAAACCAAGACCTCAAGGGGCTGGAAAATCTTCACAACCAGTCGAAGTAATAGATATTAAAAATAATATAAAAACTAGATATGATTCTATATCTGCTGCTGCATTAGCTTTAGGCATAAAGTCAGCAACTATATCTAAATATTTTAGTAATGGTCAAAAAAAACCTTACAATAGTCAATATGTTTTTTGTCGACGCTACAGTAGTTTAAGTCAGAGTCTAGCAATAATGAAACATACGAAGTGTAATCATAAATGTGTAGAAAAGCAAAATGCATATTTAAGTTCATGATTACTAAAAGGGCTTTTACCCTTAAAGCAGTGAGCTAAAAATATAATATCAGACTTTTTCTTAGGAACTGGGGATCCCCTAAGCCTAGTAATAGGTATCAAAAATTTGACTTTGAAGTTGTGAGCATTAAAATTTGAAAATTTTACTAAAATAAGTGCTTTATTTAATACCAATTCAAAGGGGGACGGAGTGATCGTAGTACAATCACATATGTTATTGGAAGGGTCACAGGAGACAGTAGTCTTAAAAAATAAAGCAGGTAATACTTTACACTTTATTCGTAAAAGACCAAAGACATACGGTTATAATCCATATGATACAATACACTTAAACTCAAGAAGAACATTAGTACAAAAAATTTTTACTCTATTTCTTTTTATTTTATTTTTGGTTTTAACCACTCATGCTAGTAGTTATATAATGGGTGACATTACAGGTGAATTTGTTTTATTTTCAGCTGCTGTACCTATAAAATTTTATGCTAACGCTGATTCTAAAAAATTAATAATTTTAAAAGAAAATGCAGGGAAATCTGGAGTGTACCGTTGAGTAAATAAAGTCAATGGAAAATCTTATATAGGAAGTGCTGTAAATTTATCAATAAGATTAAGAAATTATTTTAATATTAATTATTTATTGTTACATAATATGCGAATATATAAGGCACTTTTAAAATATGGTCATTCAAAATTTGATTTAGAGATTCTCGAATATTGTGAACCAACTCAATGTATCGAAAGGGAACAATATTTTATGGATCTTTTTCATCCCCATTACAATATACTCAATACTGCTGGTTCCTTGCTAGGATTAAAACACTCTGATCAATCTCGGGCCAATATCTCTAAATCTTTAACAGGTGAAAAAAACCCGATGTATGGAAAAATAGGAGAAATGAATCATATGTTTGGGAGAGAAATTAGTGAACAAACTCTGGCCAAGCTCTCTAAATCTTTAACAGGTGAAAAAAATCCGAGGTATGGTAAAAAAAAACCTGAGGGTTCGGGTAGTCCAAGTATTAAAGTAAAAGTATTAGACATCCTCACAGGTATTAGCACTATTTATTGTTCAATTAGTGAAGCAGCAAAAGCTCTTAAGTGTCCATCATCAAGTATTAGTGTGTATTTTCTTCGTAAAAGACAGACACCCATTTTTTTTTATAAAAAAAAAATTGATATTTATTGGAAAAACTGAAGCAATGCAAATAAGAATAGAGCAAGTAGAGGTAAGACTTTACACTCTATTTCTTTATTGAGAGCAAAGACATTTGATTATAATTCAAATAATTCAATACACTTAAATTTTAGTACTCTAGTTATCAGACATATGAGTACAGAGGTATCAAAAAAATGTAATATAAATCCTTGGTTTTTAACTGGTTTTTCTGATGCGGAAGGATGTTTTATGGTTAGTATATATAAATCACCGAAGTCAAGAGTAGGTTGGCGAGTACAACCAGTATTTCAAATTGGACTTCACCCTAAAGATAAAGAACTACTAAATATTATTCAAACGTATTTTGATGGACAAGGAATTTTAACTAGACTTAAGGATAATTGTTTGACTTATAGAGTATTTTCTCTTGAGACATTAGATAAAATTATTGAGCACTTTGAAAAATATCCATTACAAACTCAAAAACGTGGAGATTTTGAATTGTTTAAGTCAGTTGTAATGATGGTAAAATGTGGTAAACATTTAAATACTGAAGGTTTACAAGAGATTATAAATTATAGAGCTTCTCTTAACAATGGGTTAACTCCAATATTGAAAGAAGCTTTCCCTAATTTTATTTTAATACCAAGATTTCATAAAATAGTTAACCCTCAAGTACCTGACCCACATTGATTATCAGGTTTTACTGCTGGTGAAGGTTGTTTTAATATAAATATAGTTAAGAACTCTTCAACTAAAACAGGATACTTGGTAAATTTAAGATTTCAGTTAAGTCAGCATCTACGAAATGAAAATTTGTTAAAAAGTTTTATAGATTATTTCGGTTGTGGTAAGTATTATACTGTAGAGGGTGTTCAAAGTAGGGGGGATTTTGTAGTAACTAGATTGAGTGATATTTTAAATAAAATTATTCCTTTTTATCTAAATTATCCAATTATGGGTATAAAAGCTAAAGATTTTCAATCTTGATATGAAGCCTCAGAATTAATGTTTAAAAAGGAACATTTGACTTTAGAAGGGTTAGAAAAGATTTTAAAAATAAAAGCCAGTAAAAATAATACTCCTAAAACGAGGAAACAGTAAAAATTATATTAATTCCTCTTGTAAAGAGCTTAGTCTTTTACCTGGAGATAATCATTCACCTAGGGGCGGGTATCCCCGTGGCCCCAGTCGCCGCTTGGAGGCGACTGCCGGGGCTAATAATATTTGTACAAAAAATTTAATTACTATATTAAGTATGCGCTCTATTTATAATGAAGTTTCTAAATTTATGGACTCAAATTTACATTTAATTAAGTATATGTCTGTTGAAGATAAAGAGGCGTTATATAATAAGTCAGGAAAAAAGTTGAAGGTGATCATAGAAAGTATAAAAAATTGGACGTATAGGTGCGAACCTATTTATATAAAAAAATCTAATGAAGGTAACTTGTTGTTTTCACATACTACTAAATTAATATCTTTACCATCTCTTAATGATATTATATTGCAAATCGCGATAAAAATACTAATAGAATCTGAATGTGAGAAAAAAATTTTTAATAAGCAAAACTTTGGATTTAGACCTAATAGATCTGTTCACCATGCATTAAACTCAGTTAAAAAGATGAAAGGAGTAACCTGAATTATAGAAGGTAGGGTTAATAAGGTTTTTGAGAATATTCATTATAATATATTAGTTAATATAATTAAGAAAAAATTAAATCCTGATCGAACCCTTATAGGGATCTTTTATAAACTTTTAAACGCAGGTTATTTGGTAAATGCTTGTTATGATATTTATCGTGATTATGTATGAAGGAATGTGGACAAGGTCTTTTTAGGTGGAATAATTTCTCCTATTTTATTAAATCTTTATTTAACTCCTTTAGATGAGTTTATTGATAAGTTAAAAGAAAATTATGCTTTAAGTCCTTTAAAGATATATTATGTAAGGTTTGCCAATGAATGGGTGATAGGTGTGGAAGGAGATGTACAGAATCATGAAGAATTAGCCAAAAAGATCCAGGATCAAATTAGAACTTTCCTTCAGGATGAATTAAAATTAGAGTTAGATAAAAATAAGTTAATTCATCTAGGAAGAGGTTATGCTAAATTTTTAACCCATTATTTAAGATGGTCAATACCTAGTTCTCTAAAATCGCCTTCACCTTCTAGGGGTGTTAATAATGTTTTATTATCATCACCCAAAGTTATAATTACTCCTACAATATTAATTCCATTAAAGGATCTAAAATCTAAGCTTATTGAAAAAGGATTCGCAGATGATACAGGTTATCCTAAATATGTGGGAAAATTATTACATTTATCTGATTATGATATAGTTAAAAATTATAATAGCCTTCTAACAAAAATTTTTGTTTTTTATAATATGGCTGCTAATCGTTCCGATTTAAGAGAATTGTTATATATATTAGAGTACTCTTTAGCTCATACACTTGCCGCAAAACACAGGTCAACCTTATCAAAAATATTTAAAAAATATGGTAAACCTATTGTTGTAAATGTAAGGGGTTTAGGGAAAATAAAATTTTCTAGACCTGATAGTTTAAAGGCAGCATATCTTAATAATAAGTATAAAAAGTTTAGTGTATAATTATAATGGTGATAGGACAAATGATCCTATGTTTAATAAAAATATCTATGTTATAAGGTTTACATAGAGGGTTGGAGGTGGGAACCTTAGGATAAATTCCTTAAGTGTATTGTTTCGATTCTAAAATCGCTTTGTTTACTGTTTCTGGAGAGCCGTATGCGATGAAAGTCGCACGTACGGTTCGGTGGGAGCGAGTTTAATACCCTTAATAAAGTAATACTTTAAAGGGACTATGCTTGCGACCCAACTTATTAACAACAATTATTATCCCTATTTCAATTTTATCTAATTGAACATCTATTTCAAAACATGTAGAAACTTATCTTATAATCATACTATTGTTAGAGACTTTACTATTGGCAGTTTTCTTAGTGTTAGATATTTTACTTTTTTACATTTTTTTTGAAAGTATACTACCACCTTTATTTATTCTAATAGGTGTATTTGGATCTGACAATAGAGTAAAAGCTAGTTTTTACTTATTTTTATATACATTGACTCAACAGTGTAAAAAAACCAAACACCGGGAAAACCCTAAAGCTCTAGTAACCAAAGTAGTAAGAGAAATTTTTTTACCGGCTTTATTAATGACTAAAGGTATGGTAAGATCACTAAAGATGAGAAGAATACTTTCTTCGAAATGGGTAACCGTGGTTCTAAGTCATCCTTTTATTAATTATAAGGGTGTAAAAGAGCAACGAGTAGATGGTTCTTCAAGGTTCAGAAATTTGAATCTTGTAAGGTGTACTCTAATCGCTGAGAAATCAGTTTTTGGGAAAACGATTCATTCCTATTCACATAATAAAATGTTTATGCACACAATGTCAAATAAACAAAATAAAGACTATAATAATTTACCACACCCTTGATTTGTTACAGGTTTAACGGATGCAGAAGGTACTTTTGCATTAGGATTCCACAAAAGTAATGAATATAGAATGGGATATCAAATCACAGCTATATATAAAATTGCTATGCATAAAAAAGATTACCACTTATTATGTACTATACGTGATTTCTTTGGCGTAGGTAAAATTACTAAACATGGAGATACTACTTTACAGTATTTAGTTAGATCTTTAGCTGATTTACAAGTAATAATATCACATTTTGATAAATATCCCTTATTGAGTGAAAAATGAGGGGATTATAAATTATTTAAAGATGGTATAGAATTACTTAAGACTAAAGCCCATCTTAATAAGGAAGGTTTTCATAAAATTCTTTCTATAAGAGCTGCTTTAAATTTAGGTCTTAGTGATGAACTAAATCTATTTTTTCCTGATATTAAAGCTGTAAATAGACCTTTAGTTCCAAATACGGGGGTTATGGATCCTAATTGAATAGCAGGATTAGCTAGTGGAGATGGGTGTTTTCATGTATCTTTACGTAATTCTTTAACAACTAAAACAGGTAAAGCTGTAGTGTTAAAATTTCATATTGTTCAACACAGTAGAGATATAGAACTTATGAAATCATTAATTTCTACCCTTAAATGTGGTAGAATTGAATTAGTTTTAAAACAGTCTGCTGTATATTTTGTTGTTACAAAATTTAAAGACATATTTGAAAAGATAATACCTTTATTTGATAAATCTTATATTAAAGGTGTTAAAGAATCAGACTATAAAGACTTTAAAAAAGTAGCTATGATTATACAAGATAAACAACATTTATCAGAAGCAGGTTTGTCTAACATAAAATCTATTAAGTCCAATATGAATTTAAATCGTAAAGTTTAAAGTTATTATGTGAATTGTCGGTTAGCCGATATGAATTTAAGTAACTCAAAATTAAAGAAAACCCTAATGTGTTAGGTTCATTGTTTTTATTACTATCTATTTTAGCAATGTCATCTATTATGAGTACTACTGATTTTGATACCTTATTTAAAAGAAATTTTATTTATTTTACACAAATTTTTTTATTTTATGGTATTTTTATAGCTTTTGCGGTTAAAACACCTACAATCTTTTTAAATACCTGACTTTTAAAGGCACATGTGGAATCTCCTTTAGGAGGAAGTATTATATTAGCAGCTATTGTGCTTAAATTAAGTTTATATGGTATTTTAAGATTAATTTTACCTATATTACCTAAGGCATATATGGAATATACTTATATTATTTATTTAATAGGGGTTATAACTATAATATATGCTAGTGTTAGTACTTTAAGAACAATAGATGTTAAAGAACTTATAGCATATAGCTCTGTTTCTCATGCAGCAGTGTATCTTTTAGGTGTATTTAGTAATAGTATACAAGGAATTGAAGGGGGTATAAATTTAGGTATAGCTCATGGACTAGTTTCACCTGGACTATTTATTTGTGCAGGTGGTATATTATATGATAGATCTCATACTAGATTAATAGCTTTCTATAGAGGAATGGCTCAAATTATGCCACTTTTCGCAATATTATTTTTTATATTGTGTTTAGGAAACTGTGGAGCACCTCTAACATTAAATTTTATAGGTGAATTTATGTCACTTTACGGAATTTTTGAAAGTTCTTCATTTTTTGGGGTATTTGCTAGCTTATCTATAATATTCTCTGCCGGTTATACTATTTATATGTTTCAAAAGATATCTTTTGGAGGATCCTATTCAAGCAAATTTACAGTTAATATTCCTGATGTTAATAAAAGAGAGTTCATTGTGTTATTAACTTTAGTAGTACCTACGGTAATGTTAGGTATCTACCCTGGGCTAATTTTAGATGCTATTCACTATTCAGTTTCAACATTAATTTACACTTTTGATTTTAACTTTACTGGTTAGTTCCTACGATTAAAAATATAGTCTTATGTTCTGTAAATCGTGAATTTAACAAGGTAGAGTTTAAAGTAAACTGATACAAACTAAAATTTTTAGTTAAACATTTTATTATAATAAAAAAAAAAGTTATAAATAATTGTAAATTTAATTATTTTAAACATTTAAATCATTTTTATACAGTCTACTAACCTTAAGATAATTACGGTGTTAATATAAAAAGAGTGGATGATAAATTATCATTTATGCGTTACAGAGGTATTTGCTTTTATTTTTTTTTTCTAATGATGTTTAAATCCTTATTTGTAGTTTCTATAATCAGTGCTATTTTAATAATAAAAAAAAAATTTTTTCTCATTTAATAGTAACTTACTTAAAATAACTATTATTTTCTTTATAGGGTTCATTACGAGATTTATGGTCTATTATGTTTTAAGTTAGTGAGGGTGTGGTAAGGGGGAAAATTAACCTTTTTAAGTTTGTAAGAAATGGTTAGCAATGGTTAAAATACAATTTATTATTGTAAGGATTTAAACTATATGAAGCTAGTATAAGCATAAATATTACTGTGTTTTATATACATTATTAGTTAGGTAGCTTTATATCTAAGTGTCTAACCATGGTGGAAAGTCGTTGTATAAAGTGAGGTGGTGTTTCTTGATATGTCAAGATAGGTGATGATGGTATATCCTGTTTAGTGTTTTTACTATTGTAGTTTTGGAATTAATTTTATAGTTTACTAGAAAACTATAGTAGTACATAGTTATTTAATTATAGTAGTTTTGGAATTTAGAGGTCACCCTAATTCTAATTATAATTGCCTCTTTGATTATTTATATTTTTTTTTATTATGGCTAGAATATATACTTTTGTTACATTTTCCCACCTTTCAAGCACAAAGGATAGAAGACATATTTTACACTATTCTATTTTTTATATTAAAGAGAAACCTAGGTTTGATAGGGATAGAATAAAACTCAAATTATGGGAAGATATTGGAAAGGAATTCATTGGATTTTACATAATTGGAGATGATGACATGGAAATGGATTCTCAATTAATTGAAGATATTCAGGATGAAAAAGAAGAATTATCCTTTTTACTGTATAGAGTGCGAATAACTACTTTCTTTAGTCTACCATTTCTTATGTCGTTATTAGAATATACGAAAAAAAACCCGGGGTTATGTTTTTTATAATATGTGAAGGTATGACAGCTAATGCACTTAAAGTAGTTTTTATGGAAAATAACATAACAATTAGCGGAGGTAATAACACATTAAAACATATTCTTTCACCTCAGCAATATTTGTTAACTAAGATTATTAGTACTTTTTATGAGAGTGCTAACAAATTAGTTCATAAGTCCTTTTTAGAAATAGGTCACATAAAATCTTTTAGCAGAGTTCTTTATGATTTTACTTCTGAAAGAGATAGACAGATATTAAAAGTAATAAAAGCTAAAAAGGAGGCTTATTTAAAACTAAGCAAAGCAGATAGGCAGCTACAAAATTATTTTTTGCAGTATGATAAGGATATTAGAATAAAATATAGTAATTCTGATTTAGTTGATGAAGTAAATGATTATTTAAAGAATAATACCCCCTAAAAAACATAATAATAGCAATGTAACACTAACCAGATTCAAAAAAGAGATTTGAGATTTCCACAGTTCTTTAAAATTTTCTTATCATAAAAATAAATTTTCGGAATTTAATAATAGTTTTAACCATAAGTATAATTATGTTAAGGTAAGAAAGTATTCTAGTCCTCACTCTCTTTCTCTGCTTAAAGTAAAATATTTTTCCACTAACGAGGGAAATAATTCAACTAATAAATTGGTTATTAATTCGAAACCTGAACAGGTTGTTTTTGAAAATGGTAAAGCTGTATTAATGTTACCAACTTTGAAACCTTTTTTATGATTAATAGAAAATAGTACAAAAGATGGTAAAATTACTCAACCTGATTTTGAAAAGCATATATGAAAATTTAAAGATTTTCACTCTTCTTTATTAAAAGTCTTTAATAATTTAGAATGTGGTTTCTATAGGTTCGAATGATATTTCTATATTTATGATTTAATTATTGTATATAGAAATATATTGTAATGTAATAATATTTTTATATGTAATGTATTATTTCATAATCTTAATAACTTAAAAATATTATTATATAAAACCCAAAAAAAATTAAACTTTTGCGGGTATTCTAACTAAAGTGACAAGGTAGCTATAATTTTTAATGAAGTTATACAGTGTAATTAAAACTTTTTTTTTAATATTATACATGGCATTCTAAATTTTTTTATGATCCATTGTTCTGATTCGATGCCCGTTGCTAATTTACTTAAAAGTACGATTATTTTATCTAACAACAATAAAAACAATAAATACAACCTAAATATAATGATATCATCTATAAGTATGTGATTTGAAAGATGATTTTTATCTTCAAATGCTAAAGATATAGGTGTTTTATATCTAATATACGCTTTATTTTCAGGTTTGGTGGGTACAGCTTTTTCTGTGTTAATTAGATTAGAGTTGTCTGGTCCCGGTGTACAGTTTATAGCAGATAATCAATTATATAACAGTATTATAACTGCTCATGCAATAATTATGAGTGCGCCGCTGAGCTGTGGTGAATGGTTGGTTCTAATAGAACTCACAAACGAAAGTAGTTGTGTAAAGAACTATCAGGGTGGTGGAGCCAAACTCCATGGGGAAACCCGAACACCTAAGCTGATAGTAAAGGGAGTAGACGGGATTAATATCCGAATCCTAGGTAATACTCCTGATCTAAATCATGAAACGTCTAGGCTAACGAACTTGATCAAACGCATTAACCTTCACAATTGGAACTCTACTAAATGGATAGATAGGGTAGATGCGTTATTTACTTTAATTTTATCATTAGTTTTAAAGCTACTTTCAATAAATAACGGGTTACCTCGCAAAGAGGACAAACATTGCGCAAGAGACCTATCATGATGTGCCATCCCAGGGAACTGCGGGATCACCTACGGGAACCCTCGCTTGGGGGTACCTAAGAACCGAACGAAAAATTCGGGACCCATCATGGGTGGTGACGGAGTCGTCGTAGTAGGAATAAGCGGCCGAAGGGCGACAGTTTCAAATCTGCATGTGAGAACATTGACTTCAAAAGCCGGCAGCAATGCGACACGGGGCAGCGAAGTCGAGAAAACACATAACTCTATCGAAGTAAATATTAAAGTTATAAGTAACTACAAGAACTTAGTGTCAGCCTACGAATTAATCAAAAGTAATCCAGGTAACATGACCAAAGGAGTGAAAAATGAAACTCTTGATGGTATGAACCGAGGATACCTCGAAAATGTACAACGAAAGCTAAGGGCTGGAACATACCAATTCAACCCGGCCCGAAGAATACAAATCCCTAAGCCAGGAGAAAATGAAACCAGACCCTTAACTATAGCCTCCCCTAGAGAGAAGATAGTTCAAAAAGCGATACAGTTAGTAATGGAGAGGTTGTACGAGCCCATATTCCTTTCATCTTCGCACGGATTCAGACCAGGGAGAGGAAGACATACTGCTATGAAGCAGTTGGAGTCCCAATTCCAAAGCGTAAGATATGTGATAGAAGCTGATTTCTCTAAGGCATTTGATTCAATCCATCACGACACTCTTATGAACATAATAAAAGAGCGGGTCAAATGCGAAAAGACGCTCAAACTTATCAAAAGCAGTCTGAAAGCCGGGTTCATTGAATTTGGTGAACTACACAATAACCTAACCGCTGGAACGCCTCAAGGATCTATCTTAAGCCCTTTACTATGTAACATCTTCCTACATCAATTAGACGAGTTTATAGAAGGACTGAAAGTAGAATACCAAAAGGGAACCAAAAGACAGAGGAGTGCAGAAAACACCAAGCTTCAGAACCAAGCTAAGTACTGAAGGATGAAAGGTTATGATAAAACTAGGCCCACTCTATACAAGGCTATAATCAAACAACTACTAAAGTCAGATAGTATAAAAAGGGACGACTCGTACATCAGAGTACACTATGTTCGGTATGCAGATGATTTTGTAATGGGAATCATAGGTAGCCACTCATTAGCGAGAATGATACTGGAAAGAGTTGAAAAATTCGTTAAAGAGCGCCTGAATCTAACGTTTAATGCCGACAAAACAGGAATTGTAGATTTTTCCAAGAACAATTTCGACTTTCTAGGATATAGTAATAAAGCCGCAAGCTCGAAAGGAAAACAAAAACCAATAGAGAAAATAAAACTTGGACAAAAAACTATCACTAGAAGAAAGAAAATTAGAGTGTCCATAGAAATGGATACTAGTAAAGTCTTAAAGAAACTGGTCGAAAACGGGTTTATACGAAAGAGAGTCTCTCATTCCAAACACGACGAGCTAGTATACAGGGGTACGTCCAAGGGTAACCTTATAAACTTAGACCACCCGGACATACTTAAGTATTATAACTCAGTCCTGAGAGGGATACAAAACTACTACAGCTTCGCCAGAAATAGAGTCTCTGTGGCAAGAATAGGCTGACTGATTAAAGAGTCCTGTGCTATGACCCTAGCAAAAAAATTTAGGTTGAAAACAATAGCGAAAGTATTTAGGAGATTTGGAAAAGACCTGGGCTACGATGTAAACAAAGAAACTAGACTTTCCTTTGCCGATATCGCGTATACCAAAGCTACCAACATAGCGAAACCTGGAAACACGACACAGGACCCTTTAAAAAACATCGAGAAAGTATGGAACGCTAAATTCACCAAATCCAAACTAGGGGCCACTTGTATAATATGTGGTAGCCCAGAGAGTATAGAAATGCATCATGTAAGGCAAATCAGAGATCTGAAAAACCCGAACCAGAAACTAGATTTCTATACGAGACAGATGGCCGCCATAAATAGAAAACAAGTCCCACTGTGTAAATCCCACCACAATGGACTACACAACGACACGTGAACTAATGAGGAGAGAGCCGCCTTTAATTACGAAACTAAGAGGAAGAGGACAAACAAACCAGGATAAGGGAATGTCGCCCCAATGTCCCACCTTCCGATCTAGAGGTATTGCCGACCTAACCTATAGTATCAGTAACTACCGAGACGGCGCCTAATAAGACATCGCGGTCCGTAACCTGAGCTATTAACATTGGGACCAAGCTCCGGACTAGATAACAACATACTAAATAGAGATCGTAAGAAGACATCTCTGCTCAGTAGTAGACGAACATAACAATCATGCACACTTCGAAAGGGGATCAGAGTCATCAGATATGAAACGGAGAGCCGTATGATTGGAGACAATCACGTACGGTTCGGAGGGCGGTGGAAAATGCAAACGATCCAGGCCGACCCTACTATTCTTTATGGTCATGCCGGCTTTAATTGGAGGTTTTGGTAAAATTCATATGAATACAAAAAGATATTTTAGTACAAAGTCAGAGTCAAATGTTAAAGAGTCAAATGTTAAAGAGTTATGCCGGGTGTAAGCAACTTAGGCGCTGGCTCAGTAATATTACCAAATTCCGGGGACGTCCGATGCTGAAGATACGAAGTTGTGGTTGAAAAGTACCATAATGGCTTGGAGGTAATGCTCAAAGGTTAGTAACAACGCTTCAGTGACGAAAGGAAAGGATTATCGCGGATCTAACCTCAATTTATTATCTAATACTATAATACAACAATGTCAGAGTGTGCTATAATATTTCATATTAAAGTGGGAAAAGAGCAACGAGTAGATGGTAGTATCCACATTATTAGCCATAATGTGGTTAAGGTGTACTCTAGCAGCCTGGAGACAGGTGGTAGAAAGAAAGTCCGAAGCCCCTTAAAAAAAAACCAAAAAAAGTAACCAGGTGAGGAACCAGGGTTAGCCGATATGCCAGACATCGTGACGTAGTAAATCTACCTTAATTGTATATAACCAGCTTTCCTAAAATCTATGAGTAACCGGGAGGTGTCCATGTGTGAAAGTGTTCAAGGTAAAGGTTATGAAAACGCAAATGTTAAAACAGAATCAGAATTAAGATCAAAAATAGGATCCTACCTAGCAGGGCTAATAGAAGCTGATGGATCCTTTGCTATACATAATAAGGATTCTAAATCTAAAATATACCGTCCTAAAATACTTGTTGTATTTAGTTTAGCAGATGAACCTTTGGCTAATAAATTAGCTAGTGTTACTAAAGCTGGGACTGTATATATTAAGAAAAATGCAGGTTGTGTTATTTGACAAATTCAAAAAATAGAAGATATGATAATAATTATTAATATTATAAATGGTTACATGCGTACGCCTAAAATAGAAGCACTACATCGTGCTATAAATTGGTTTAATGAATTTTATAATTATAATATAGATTGCTTAAGTTTGGATCAATCACCTATAGACAGCAATGCTTGGTTAGCCGGTTTCACCGACGGCGATGGTAATTTTTCTATTACATTAACTGATAGAAAGAAAAAAGGAAACATTATTAGTAAAAGAATACAAACTTTTTTCCGTATTGAGTTAAGACAAACTTATCATCGTGATGTAACAGTAGAACAAGGCGGAGCTAGTTATTTTGTAATATTAAATAAAATAGCCATGTATTTAGGTGTAAACTTGTATTCTAGAACCAGAGAACAAAAAGATAAAGTGTTTTATGCCTTTATGGTTATATCTCACAGTGCAGCTAGCCATGTTAAGGTTATATCTTATTTTGATCGTTTTCCTTTGTATTCTTCTAAATATTTGGCTTATAAAGATTGATCCTATGTGGTTGAACAAGCTAGATTACGGGCTGGTAAAGTTTTAACTAAAAAAGATGTATCAGAAGTTGAAACAATTAAAGCACAATTTAATAGTAAACGTAAATCATTTGATTTTTCACATTTAGATAATTTAGCTTAATACCCTTGGTTCTTTTGGATTTTTTTACTCATCCTTTCTTGTATTCATATAAAGAAATTGCCGTGGGTAGTAGCAATATTACTCTTATTACATAACTATATGCGGGAAACTCCTAAAGTCTTTTTATAAGTGTTGTGAAAACTTTTTAGATTAATCTAATTATTTTGAAGCGTACACAACCTTAAATATTAAAAAGAATATCTTTATATTAAAAAAAATATGATTAAAAAATGGACAATCCGCAGGAAACGAATAAAAATCATTTTTGTTTGTTGTTTTAATAGGATCCTCAGAGACTATACGCTATGCTCCTTTAAGGATGAAGATATAGTCCAAATATAACTTAACGGTTATAACAAATTGAATTTCTTACTACCATTAGGTTTAGGAGGTCCTGACATGGCAAACAAAAAGGGTCTCCTTGAGAAAAAATTAAAAGCTTGTATAATAATTTCAAGTAATATCTCATTACAGCAATAACTTAGCTTCACTTTTTATCTTTATTAAATACATACACTTTGTTTTTTAGATATATACACTTTTGGTTTATAGATACACTTTTAGTTTTTTTTCAAAAGAAGAAATGCCGTTAGAAAGTGTAAATTTTTTAATTATTACTTCGCTATATGCATGTAAGCCCTCGATTTTTGAATTTATTTTTCCAGTAAACAGATGCATAGACAATTAATTTGAGTTATAACTTATAAAGTTTTTTTAAGCTAAATTGGTCGTAATACTTTTGCATACATGGGGGAATTATGCAAGAAACCAAAGTAATTTTAATTACAAGTAGGATCTTCAGAGACTACACGCGAAGCCCCTTACCTATAAAGGAGGGTGAATATATAGTCCATATTTATCCCAAAATAAAGGGGTAAAATGATTTTCTTGTTTAATAAAGTTATGGATATTTTTAGGTCTATGTATACGTAATATACATTTTATTTATAGTTTTGCTTGTGTTATTTCTAGTTTTTATAATTTTATTTATATTAGTGTTCTTATCTATCAAAATTTGGAGTTGAATAGTATCTTATATTATCTAGGTGAATTATTAGATGCATATAATTTAATGATGAGCTCTGGGGATGGTTCAGGGAATGGTAATTTCCCTGGAGGTGGTAATAACGGAGATAATCCTGGTGGAGGAGGACCTCAATGACAGCCATATGAATACCATTCGCACATAAGAGAGGATGGTAGATCATATCCAACAAATAATATACCACCGTCTACCGTTCTTCAAACCTATGATCCTGCAGGTAATATACCTCCCCAGAATGATAGGGAAGTAGGTGTTCTTATGCAATATAGATTCAACCATAATGTTAGATCATTAGGTTATAATAATTTTACTGTTTCAAATACTTTTAATGGTGATGGAATCGTAGATAGAATGGCTAGGGAGAGATTACTACAACATATTCTTGGATATAGATCGCGTTTGCCTACTGCATATAGAGAGTTGGATGTTTATAGTGATACTCCTCGGTGAGATCGTGTACGAATTACTTCATTTTTAATTAATTCTCTATATAATAGCAATCGTTAGTATAAATAACAATGATTATAAATTACAATTATTAGTATTAATAAAATTGATTATTATACATAATAATGACTAGCATACTGTCTTATACTATAAATAAAAGATTTCCTAGACTTAATAATATTAGTTATTTGTCTTTAATTCCTAGTATTGTACTATTTCTATTTGCTGGTGGAATAGAAAATGGTGTAGGGACAGGGTGAACTCTTAATATGGAGTACTTTTTTTTATTTTGTAAATTAGAAGGTTATAAACTCTTTTCGATGCGTGAATATCTCCAAAACAATGAAATAGGATACTTACGATTGCCAAATAAATCGTATGTTAGAATGCTTATGACACGGGGACAATATGCCTGGGTAGCAAAGAAAAACTTTGTTACCCATCAGAGACTTAACAAGGAGTATCTTGTAAAAAATGAAAAAGAGTGATTTGAACAATGATTAGTAGGAATAACAGATGGAGAAGGTACTTTTGGTTTTTATATACAAAACAATAAATGAACTTTAGGGTTTAAAATAGCTCTTTCTTTATATAATTTAAGAGCGCTATACTATATCAAAACTAACTTGGGTATAGGAAACATTACTAAAGATGGTACTAAAGCACAAATAGCTATAAGAGATAGGAAATTTTTAGAAAATGTAATATTTCCTATTTTTGATAAGTATTTTATTTTAACTAGTAAATATTTTAATTACATGAAACTAAAAAAGACATTTAGTGTAGTCAATAACTCTAATTTGGATAAATCACAAAAAAATGAACTTTTATTTGGATTGAAACTAAAAACTATCCCTGAAAACTATAAATCTCCAGCTTGAAAAGACATAAGACATCCATTAAATTATGATTACATATTAAATGTGATATCTAAACCTTGATTAAGTGGATTTGTAGAAGGAGAAGGTAGTTTTTATTTAATCAGTAAATATACTAATAGAATAGTTCATGGTTTTGGTATAAGTCAGAAGTTAGATAAAATAATTCTAGAAAGTATAGCAAAACTATTACATATTAAAACCCTTATTAGATATAAAGAGAAACATAATTATATTTTGGATACTACAAATTCTAGGGCAGTAAAAAATATAATTAAATATTTCAAAGATAATTTAATAGGTATGAAAAGTGTTGAATACAAAATCTGAGCTAGATCTTATGTTAAAAATAAATGAAACTTGGATAAATTAAATTCAATAAGAGAAATAATGAGAAAAACCAATAAAAAATTAGTATCTGATAATGGTATGGAGCAAACTAATAACTTTGAATTGTTGGATTGTAAAGGAGTTGGAAATGCCAAGCCACGTAACGGCTTGGCTAGTAATAACCCTTTAATTAATAATAGCGCATTTAATAAACTAGAATGATCGGATTGTTCTGTAAAAAAAAACTGTTATCATACTAATATAAATATATTTAACAAAAAATTAAATAACTATTTATTTAATTACTTTTTATTTTATTACTTTAACTATCTCTTGAATAAACTAAAAAAATATAAAGTAATTTACTATATTGTTGTTTTGGTTTATTCTATCTATAGAAATATAGATAAAATGTTGTTAACCCGCCAAGGTTTATTTTTATTATTAGTTTTTGGTTTATTAACAGAAGATATTTTGGGATATTACCAATATTTTTTTTCATTATATATTATAACTTTAATTAAAAATTATCTAAAATCTAATGAAGAAATATTATATAATTACCCTAATATTAGAATATTTTTAATAGCTCTTCTGGATTTTGTACAAGGATTACTATTAATAATGATATTAAACATTATAAGTTCTACGCTGGTATCTTATTTAAATAGAGTGTTTGGTTATATACTTAAAATGTTTGGTCAAGGAAATAATAATACTAAAAGCCAGGGTGGAAATAATCATAATAATCCTAATGGTAATAATCCTAATAAACATAAAATTTTTGTTAAGGATGATGGTGATAGTAGTGAAGAGGACCTTGAAAATGGGTATCGCGAGACTTCTAAAAGAATAAGTGGCTGAACTCCTGTAAACTATCAAGTAGAAGCAAACTCTGAAGTAGAAACAATTTATGATTCAAAAGGGAGAATATCAGCAAAAGTATATTACAGGTATGAAAACGTAAATGGTCAATTAGGAAAACGTATTTACAAATCTGATAACTATAAAAAAGGTAGATATTTATCAACTTTATATACTGAAGAATAAAATGATATTTACAACTTGTTTTAATAGTGTTATCTTTTTTTATTTCTATCATCACGGTTTGTTTTATCATTTGGTATTATCAAACAAAAAATCTTAAAATGATATTTATGAATATAATTTAAATTTTTTATATCATTTTACAGATTAACTTCAGTAATAACAAAATTATTTATGTAAAAATTATTTATCTAAAAATAGAATAGTTCATAATTAAAAAGCTATACTATGAAACCCTCTAAAATCTAATACCTACTAACTTAAATTCTATATCACTACAAGATAAAGGTATAGTCCGAACAATACTTAAAAGTATTGCGCGTAATGATAATTGTACATACTACAATGAGATTACCAACATTATTGATACCCACCCCTATCAGGTATACAAAGTCATAGTGGTCCAAGTGTAGATTTAGCTATATTTGGATTACATCTGTCTGGTATATCTAGTTTACTAGGAGCTATGAATTTCATGACAACAACATTTAATATGAGAAGCCCTGGTATAAGATTACATAAGAGCGTTGGTTTAACGCTATTTTGTGTAAAAAAGAGCCAAACTCCGGGGAAGCCCTAAAGCTCTAGTAACCAAAGATTTAAGGGAAACTTTTAATATGGCCTGACTAATCACCAGGGTATGGTAACAGCACTAGAGATGATAGAAATTGAAATGGGTAATCGCGGATCTAAGTCAAATATTTTTGAGAGTATTTGTAAAAGAGCAACGAGTAGATGGTTCTTCAGTATTTCTAATACTGTAAGGTGTACTCTAGTCGCCGGGAAACCGGTTCCGGGTGAAATTATCTACATAAATTTTTTAGGTCTTAATAGATATACTTACTATTAAGTAATAACTCTTGAGATTTAATTTGTGTAGATATAATAATTTCCGGGTTTATATACACTTTCATTAATTTTGTAAGAATAGATTTTATTTAAGTCACTTAAAAAGATTATTAAAGTTATATAAATGAATAACGAAATATACTACTAGCACTAATGATTTAAACCCTAATTTTATTACTGGGTTCTGTGACGGAGAGTCTTGCTTTTCTCTGACGATTAGTAAAAATCCTAAGCATACTTTAGGTTGAAGTGTTAAATTAGTTTTTTCTATTCATTTACATTCTAAGGAATTAGAGATTTTATACTTAATTCAACGTTTCTTTGGTGTAGGTAATGTAACGCTTAATGCAAATTCAGCTACTTACCAAGTTATAAAACTAAGTGACTTAGCTTGTGTAATGGAACATTTTAACAACTATCCACTAAAGACTCAAAAGTATGCTGATTTTTTATTATTTAAGAAAGCATTTGAGGTTGTAAAGAGTAAAGAGCATCTTACTGAGGCTGGTCTCAGAAGACTTATTAGTTTTAGAGCTTCCCTTAATAAAGGTTTACCTGAAAGATTAAAGGTTGCTTTCCCTAATATTGCTCCTGTGCTCAGACCAACCACGCCCAAAATTACTTTGGAGTCAAACAAATCAGAATTTAAATACTGGATGGCTGGATTTATCTCAGGTGAAGGATGTTTTTATGTTCAAACAAGCAAGTCTAAAACACATAAAGCAGGTATAAGCGTTGGTTTACAATTGATTGTAGTTCAAAATATACGTGATGCCTATTTAATTGAAAGCTTTGTACAATTTTTTGGTGGTGGTTCTTTCTCTATTGCAGAAAAATCTGGTATAGCTAGATTTACTGTGTCAAAAATTTCAGATATAGTAGATAATATTATACCTTTTTTTGAGAAATACCCCATTTATGGTGCAAAAGCTAAAGATTTTGAGGACTTTAAAGAAGCATCTACCCTGATTAAATCTAAAGCTCATCTAAATAAAGAGGGTTTAGATAAAATTCTCTTAATAAAATCAAGAATGAATTTCAAAAGAGAATTGCATTAAGTAGTATAGAATTTTTATATATAAAGGATTATATCTAAACTCTTTAAAAGAGTAAAAAGATAGACTAGCCTTTACTTGTATTCATGGAGATTAACATACTTCCAGATTAAAGTTACCACAAAAATTTAGATAAGTAGGTTGTCATTATAGACTTAGAATTATCTTAATAATGTTAGGTCTAATTTGATAAATGTTTATTGTTTTGTGGAGCGAAATTAATATTATTTGCATGAGCAGTTGTTATAACAGCTGTGTTATTATTATTATCCCTTCCAGTGCTAGCCGGTAAAGTAATTCTGCCGGCTTTAAATCAGACTATATGCTGGGAACTTTTAATTAATATAGCTAAATCTGGCTATTTATGTTTAAAACAATCAGCAGAGTGCCTATTTTATTTTTATAATTCAGGTACTTTCAGAGACCATACGTCTGAATATTTTTATAGTTCCTTTTGTTTATCGACTTTTTTACCTACAAAACCTTTAATGTTTGGACGTTTTTCTGTAGATAAATATAGAGAAGATAGTCACCAAAGAAAGTTTAATTCTTTATTTTGTTCTTATATTACAGGTTTAATAGAAGGTGATGGTACTATTATTGTACCCAAAACTCTACGTTCACCTAGTGGTCAAGCTAATTATGCATCTATTGAAATAGTATTTGATGTAAGAGATCTACCATTAGCCATTGTTATTCAAAGAGAACTAGGATTTGGAAGTATATCCCAATCCAATAAGGTAAATTCTTGTCGGCTTACTATTAAAAACGCAGCCGGCCTGGCAACGATGGTTGAACTTATGAACGGTTATCTGAGAACACCCAAAATAATTATGTTCAACCGTTTAATAGGTTTTTTAAATCAAAAATACCCTACTTTACACTTATCTGAGAAAAAAGAAGTTGATAAAAGTGCATTAGATTCCAACGCTTGATTAGCGGGATTTATAGACGCGGACGGAAATTTTTCGGTTAATTTCAACAGTGTTAGTATCGCTTGCTGTGAATTTCGTTTAGTTCAAAGTTCTGTTAACCACTTAAATTTAAGTCAAAGAGATCTTATGTATTCTTTATCTAAATTTCTAAACGTTAAACTTTCAGAAAACACTAGAAAGGAATGACCAGGATATTTAGAGTATGCTGTAAGAACAGGTAGTAAAAAAAGTAATGAAATATTAGTTTTTTACCTTGAACGTTACAGTTTGTTTTCAAGTAAATATCTAAACTACAAAGCCTATAAAGAGGTTTTTGATATGATTATTAAAAAGGAACACCTTACTAAAAAAGGTAAAAAAAAAATAGACTTAATAAAGGAGGGAATGAATAATAAGCGTACGGAGTTTAATTGAGATCATTTATTAAATTTTCACAAAATAGATAGCTAAATTTATTACAGCTGTTTTATTATTATTATCACTACCTGTTTTAGCCGGTAAACTTATTCTGCCGGCTTTAAATTTGGCCATTTTCTGGGAACCGTTATATGAAAGTATATCCCAATCAGCAGGTAATCTATTAAGTTTGAACTTTTTAGAGTACCTCAGAGGCTATACGCCAAAGTATCTTTGTTGTAGTTTAGAATTTTTTACCTTTCCTTTATGCACAACTTTTAGATCCATTCATACTGATAACAATAGTAAAAATTTAAATAAATCTCTCTTTAGTTCTTATTTCACCGGACTTATTGAAGGTGATGGTACAATAATAACACCAAAAACTTTAAGAAGCCCTAAGGGTAAGTTAAATTACCCCGCTATACAAATAGTTTTTCATTTAAAAGACTTACCTTTAGCTTTACTTGTTCAAAAAGAATTAGGTGTAGGTTCATTATCTAGAAAAAAAGGGGTAGATGCTTATATATTAACTATAAATAGCTATGAAGGTATATTGTTAGTTATTTTATTAATAAATGGTAACATGAGAACACCTAAAATACATAGTCTTAATGCATTAATCGATTTTTTAAATAAAACTAAAGGAACCACTATTGAAAAACATCCTGTATCTATAGAGTCTTTAGATTCCAACCCATGGCTGTCAGGGTTTATAGAAGCAGACGCATCTTTTCAAGTAAGAACTACTCTTTCAGGTAAATATCCTAAACTTGAATGTAAATTAGAAATATCCCAGAGACGGGAGGATCACAAAGGATATGATAATATACATTTTTTACGTTATATTGCTGAGTTTTTAGAAACGGAAGTAAAAAAAATCAGGTCGGATAAGCCTAAACCTGAGTATAGAGTTAGAACTACTAACCTTAAAGGTAATATTCGTGCTAAAGATTATCTTTTACAATTCCCTCTATTTGGAACTAAACATTTGGATTCCTTAGATTGAATGGAAGTAGTAGACATGTTTGGTAGAAAGGAGCATAATACAGATGAAGGGAAGGTAAAAATAGTAAAGATCAAATCAGGTATGAACAATTTCAGAACAAATTTTACTTGAGATCATTTACAAAACTTCTACAACTTAAAGATATAAGATATGGTCCGATCAAGCGCGTAAGTGTTTGCGTATCTACACTAAGTTTTAATAACTTTTTAAGCTTAAAGAATAATAATTTAAGCTATGGGATTTCATCCAGTAGATCAACAATTTTAATGGGAATTACAATGGTATTAACAGACCGTAACTTTAATACATCATTCTTTGAGGTAGCAGGAGGAGGTGACCCTATATTATACCAACATCTTTTCTCAAAATGAGTATATCTAGATTATTTAACTTACACAACATTTTTTATTTTTATTGTTCCAAAATTTGAACTACATAATACTCCTAAACCTCACGCATTTGCTAATATACCCCTACGTTCATGTCCTACATCTTTAAATAGCTCTGAACATAGGACTGGTGTATATAGTCAATGACGAAAATATAGAGGTGGAATGTGTAATCGTGAACAATTACATCATTTACAAGCTGATTTGGATCGTGAGTTAGACTTGAGAATAACAGACCCAGAGAAATGCAATCCATGAAAAACTACGGAGCTTAAAAAAGAAATACGTCAAATGAAATTGAATATAGAACAAGAGCCACAAGTAGAACAACAACCACAAGTAGAACAACAACCACAAGTAGAACAACAACCACAACCGGAACCAAAACCACGAGCGATAAGACGAAAACGAAAAATGCAACAAGAGCCACAAGTAGAACAACAACCACAATTAGAACAAGAATCACGAGTGAAAAGGCCAAGACCTAATCGTTCAGGTTGAACAGCTATTAATGATTCTTGATGAAATATTGATGGATCATTTTTACTGCCTTGTATTCGTTTAACTGCATTTTCATCTATTAAAACTATGCTTATTTATTTAACACCATTGTTCTTAGTAACAATGTCTTTACTGTTATCTGCTTTAGCTATTATTAGCATACCTTTTATAAAAAAATTTTGTATTGAGTTATTTAGTATAGATTACATCGGGTTAGCTGTGAATATATTATTTTTAATTATACTCTTTTTAATTAAGCTATTACTTATGATACGTAGAGCTAAAAACTCTGCTGTTCTATATGATAGATTCTTTAATTTTGCAGCTAATCATTATTCATCTTGAATACTATACTTTTTTATTTTGTTACTAAGTGTAGGATTAGTCTACTGTTTTTGTGGTTGCAATTGTGTTTGTGATTGCAATAGTGTTTGTGGTTGCAATTGTGTTTGTGGTTGTACTATTAGTTGTGATGCACCTAGAGCTTGAGAATTATATTTTCAATATAGTGCTAGTCCATAAATGGAAGCTTTTGTTAAACTACATGATAACATTGGGTGTTACTTTGTTATTCCATATATATTTGATAGTATATCTTCTAATAGTACTGTATCATTTAATAGTGGTTTTTGTTTTATTGCATTTTAGGAGAAATACAGTGCCTATTTTCAAAACAATAAAACTCCATCAGAAAACTTTTTAACTTGATTAGTAGGTTTTACTGAAGGAGAGGGTTCTTTTATAGTAAATAATAGAGGAGATTTAGTATTTGTTATTACACAAGCTACAGTTGATAAACAAGTTTTAGAATTTATACAAGAAATTCTTGGATTTGGTAAAGTTATACGCCAATCAGCTATTACTAGTAGATATGTAACACAAAATAAGAGAGAAATAGACATTATTATTAGTATATTTAACGGTAATCTTGTTTTACCTAAAAGACAAGAAAAATTTGATATTTTCGTTAAAGGGTTTAATGAATGAGTTACTAAAGGTAGAATAAGATTAGAACCTGTAATAGTTAGTAATAAATTTATTTTTTTTGATGATGCATGGTTTGCAGGGTTTACGGATGGAGAAGGTTGTTTTACTTGTTCCATAAGTGAAAAAAAAGGATTTAGTTTCAACTTTAATATATCCTAAAAGTGAGAAATAAATCTAAAAATATTAGAACACTTTTGTGTATTATTCAAAGGAGGAATTGTTTCTCTACATTCAGAAGATAATACTTATGAATTTAGACTGGGAGGAGTTAACAATTGTAAAACCGTTTTTCCTTATTTTGAAAATTATGCATTATATACTAAAAAATCTTTATCATACAAACTATGAAAAGATATTCATAAGAATCTTATTAATAAAAATAATTTAGATGTACTAAAAAGACGTGAAATAACTGGGAAAGTAAAAATTATTAATAAATCAGTAAATCTTAAAAGACTAAAGACGGAAAAAAAGTTAGGGTTTTACGTATAAGTTATGACACTATAGGGACAGATGTAAAAATAGATAAGATCTCCAATAGTGAATGTTTTTTGAACATACCTTAGACTTAGTTAATACTTAGTTATTATTACTTGCAACTCTTAAGTTCAAGGTTTATAGGTCTCTATTAAGATTGTTCAAATTTTATATATCTTTATAAATATAAGGAAAGTAATATAAATATAAGGAAAAGTAATATAAATTTAAGGAAAAGTAATATAAATATTAGCGATATTAGTTTTAACGGTCAATAAGTTTATCATTTAAAGACCGTCGGTTATTTAAGCGACCGCTACAGACTGGTTCACTGGTAGATGTCTGAAATGATGCTTAATATACAGTCGGTTTCTTCTATCATTTATGAATGATATACAAGCCCGGAGTTTAAACTACCGGTGCCTAAATTTAACCAGAGAATATAGAAAAGTTAAATTTGAAGAAATGGATTCTTCGGTCAAATGTGGCCCTTTAAATTAAATTTATCGCAACAAACTATAAGCGGGGAGTTCTTTGTAATTTTCGGAGGTACTTTAGGCGTAAGATATATTTTACAATATACCGCTAAAGTAAAAAGCCTTTTAAATAAGAATAATCCGCAAGTAACCAAAGCGCTAAGCTCGTGAGTAGGAACTTCAGAGGCCATACGTTTGTTAAATATAAGATCAATTCATAAATTGAGTAACTCAGGTAGAGATTTAAAATTTAAACAATGATTAGCTGGATTAATAGATGGTGATGGTTGTTTTTCATTATCAAAAAAGGGGTATGCAAGCTTAGAGATTACCATGGATATAAGAGATGAACGAGCATTGCAGACTATTAAAAATGTTTATGGTGGATCGATAAAATTAAGATCTAATGCTAAGGCATTGAGATATAGATTACACCATAAAGATGGTTTAATAAATCTTATAAATGATGTTAATGGGGAAATTCGTAATTCTTATAGATTAGTTCAATTAAATAATATTTGTTTTAAATATGGGATAACTCTTATATACCCTCAGAAATTAACATATGAAAATGGTTGATTCTCTGGATTTTTTGACGCTGATGGTTCAGTTACTATAACTCAATCTCATTGACAATTATCTTTAACAGCTACTCAAAAAACATCTGAGTTACTAACACCTTTAGTAGATCTATATGGTGGATATGTTTATATCGATAGGGGTAGTTCTCAGTCTTATAAATGATATATCACTAAAAAAGAGGATGTACTTAAATTAATCGAATATTTTAAAGAATATCCTTCAAGATCTGCTAAAAATAGTAGATTACATTTAGTTCCTCAATTTTATGAATTAAAGGGTATGAAAGCACATAAAGCTGAAGCAGAAACTTATTTAGCCAAAAGCTGAAGTATTTTTTTTAATAAGTGATTAAATTATGAGTAGAATAATATATTTAAAGAGATGGTCCAAACATTGTTGTAATAAACAATGTAGCATCCAGAGGTTACGTATGTAGGCCTCTTAACGTTGCCATATGCTGGGACTGCTTCACTATATAGTTCTAAATACTCCATCTTAAATGACACAGTAAAAAAGTTAGAACAAAGAAGTAAATCAGCCGGTAATATTTTAACGAATGAAACCTCAGAGACTTTACGCGGCGGGATTGTAGTAAATTCAGAACATGTAAAACATATATCAAAACATGTTCCTAAACATTTGAAGCCTCTTAATAACGAACAATTAGGTCATTATTTAGCAGGTTTAATAGATGGTGATGGTCATTTCAGTAAAGCTCAACAATTAGTTATAGTATTTAGTTCTCCAGATGCATTTCTTGCTTATTATCTAAAAGAAAAATTAGGTAATTGTAATGTTAAAAAAGTGAAAGATAAAAACGCATATCTTTTAATAGTGTCTAAAAAGGAAGGAATACTAAATGTGCTTAACTTAATAAATGGTAAATTAAGGTCAGAAAATAGATTTAACCAAGTAATTAATAATATATTAAATCATGATAGATATAAAGGTATAAATATGAATTTTACTATGAACTTAACAGATGATTTTAATAATCATTGGTTAGCAGGTTTTTCTGATGCGGACGCTAGTTTTCAAGTAAAGATTATTAACCGTAATACGAGAAACAAGCCAGAAATAAGATTAAATTATCAAATCGATCAAAAGAATAATATATTATTAACGAAAATAAAAAATTATCTAGGTGGTAACATTGGATATAGAAAATCCCAAGATACCTACTATTATGGTTCTACTAGTTTTGGTTCTGCTAAAAATGTTATAGAATATTTTAATCAATTTAACTTACAGTCTAGAAAACATGTAAGTTATTTAAGATGAAGAAAAGTCTATATATTAATACAAGACAGAGAACATTTAACAGATAAAGGGTTACTAAAAATTATAAGAATAAAGTCCTTAATTAACCATCACGAAGAAAATACTACAATTCAAGATAAAGTCCTAACAAGAATATAAAAGTTTTTGAGAATTAATTAGAACAGACTTTGATTTAAAGTCGATGCTGTTCTGTTAATCAAAATATTTGTTACATATTAATAATCCCAGGGTTTGGTATAATAAGTACTACAATTTCAGCCAATTCTAATAAGAGCGTATTCGGTCAAGATGGCCCTTTAAAAAAATTTTTAACGCAACAAACTATTTGCAGGAATTCAGTAGATCATATACTACAAACTACTTTTTTATTTATTTTAAACAATATAAAAATAAAGCTTAAAAATGTAAAAATGTTTGTACAAGAAATTTTATTTCCTACTGGGAACCCGCCGATAACCAAAGCACCAAATTTTATAAATTTGAAATCTAAGATTAAGAAGTCTATAAGATTAAGCATGTGAGTAGGAATTTCAGAGGCCATACGTTTGTTATCGACACAAAAATTCGATAATTTAGATTTAGTTGATAATTCTATTTCTTCAGAAATTATCGAAGATACTAATATTAAAAATGAGAATCTTAAAGATTCAGATAAAAATAAGGTTTTTAATGAATGATTAGCAGGATTAATTGATGGTGATGGTTGTTTTCAATTATCAAAAAAAGGATATGCTAGTCTAGAAATAGTTATGGAACTTAGGGATAAACATTGTCTATATATAATTAAACAGAATTTTGGAGGTTCAGTAAAATTAAAGGCTGGTGATAATCATTTAAGATATAGATTGCATCATAAAACAGGCTTATTAAATATAATAAAAGCTGTTAATGGTCTTATTCGAAATCCTGTAAGAATGCTTCAATTAGGTAAAATATGCGAAAAATATAACATAGACTTAATTCACCCACAACCATTAACTTACTATAATGGTTGGTTTTCAGGATTTTTCGATAGTGATGGTAGCGTTTATATGAATGATAAATCTGGTCAATTATTTATTACTGCATCTCAAAAAAACAAATTTTTGTTAGATGCTTTAGTTGAACTGTATGGTGGAAAAATTTATACTCAGGCTAAAGTAGGAGCATTTAAATGAACTTGTTATAGAAAAGATGAAGTGTTAAAACTAGTTAATGATTATTTTAAAGTTAATCCTTCTAGATCTGAAAAACGAGTAAGATTACACATGGTTAATAAATTTTATGAACTTAGAGTACTTCATGCTCATAATGCAACACCTAATTCAGTATTAGGTAAAAGTTGAAAAAATTTTATGATTAAGTGAGATAAGATAGTATCTGGCAAAGTTTAATGTATAAATTTATTAGCAATAGAGTGTTTTTATATTATTTAGTTGATAAAGAGATGGTCCATTTTCGTTTATTTGAAAAGTATCTTGGTATGGTCTATGCCATGTGTTCTATTGGAATTTTAGGATTTGTAGTTTGAAGTTGAGTTTTGGCTTCGCCTCTTAGTGATATGAGGACTTATATTTTTTATTTCGCTGTAAGCTGGAACTGCTTAGTGCTAATTGGTACCTTGAATGGTGAAAATTCGATTAGCTATGCCCAATCAGCCGGCAATCTGTCCCTGTGCTCATCAGAGAGTAAAACACAGAGTGCTTCAGAGGCTATACGCGAAACATCTTTTAATTTTTCAGCATTTCGTCAGTATTATAATACACTATTTGTAAATGACACGCAACATCTATCCAATAACTGATTAACTTGATTTATTGGGTTTATAGAAGGGGATGGTGCCATTCAAACTTATGCGAATGGTACAAGAGTACGTTTTGTTCTTACTCAAAAGGAAAGTGCTATCCTTTTCTACATTCAGAAAAAGTTAGGAATAGGTGCTGTTAAGCATTTTCCACAAGGGAAAAGTGGGAACAAAAATGACTTCTACAGATTAATTGTAGATAATCCCTCACATATTCTTCTTCTAGCCTTTTTATTTAACGGTAATTTGGCACTTACACACAGAATACAACAATTATCTTTTTGAGTTCAAGCTTTAAACAATCGTTTTGGGTCAAATACAATTATATTGATTAATACTGCTGTTTCAGTTACATTACAAGATGCTTGATTATCTGGTTTCACCGACGCTGAAGGATGTTTTAATGTATCCATAACATCCAATGCAAGATATGCAATAGGTCATGTTATAAAAATGCGTTATATACTTGATCAGAAGGATAGTACTATCCTTCTGATCATACGAAACCTTTTTGGATTTGGTAAAGTAACTCTTAGATCCAAAACGGACGGTGTTTATCGTTACACAGCTACAGGCTTTAAAACAATGAATGATATAATATCTTACTTTAAAGTATTTCCATTACTTACTAAGAAGGCTCAATCTTTTGAGAAGTGATTAACTATTCATAATCTCGTTTCTAATAAATTACATCTCACTGAAGAAGGATTAGCCCAAGTAAGAGCATGACAGAAACAGATTAATATTGATAATGGTATGACAAAAAAAACAGGATCTGCGCATCCTTAGTGTTATTAATTAAAAGATGAAGATATAGTCCGATTCTCCTTGTGAAAGGAGCGCATAGTTATATAGCTAAGCGGGTAGATATGAGGAATATCTGCTAACACCCTGATGGGTTTTCTTTTACAGTGGGAAACCCTATTATCTATCAATGCAAACAATGATGGGTATCGCCGCTAAAAAAGCATTCGATGGAAATAATATCTCTGATTTATCTTTTGTTAAATTTAATAAACTTTATTATGAAAAATATAATACTACACTTGATCCTAATTGATTAGGATGATTTATAGGTTTCGCCGAAGGAGATGGGTATTTAGGTATTAATGAAAATATACCTGTGTTTGTATTAACGCAAAAAGAATCGAAAATATTATATGAAATAAAAGATATATTAAAGTTTGGTTATGTAAAAGAATTTGAGGATTTTTCTAGATTTATAGTTAGAGATCAATCAAGTATTCTTTTATTATTCCATTTATTCAATGGTAATATTCATCTTAAAAATAAAAACGAGCAATTAGTAGAATGATCTGTGCTATGAAATAGTAAAAATAACAATAAAGAGAAATTACTAGTAGTTACTAAACTTGTTAAATTATCGCTTAAAAATAGTTGATTTTCAGGTTTTACAGATGCTGAGGGTTGTTTTAATGTTTATATACCTAAAAATAATAAAGGTATTAGTTTAAGATTTATTGTAGATCAAAAAGACGGATTACCTTTATTTAATCAATTAAAAATTATATTAGGTTCAGGTTCAATTTATACACGTAAAAACAATAATTGTAGGTTTGCTATAACTAATATCAGTAAATTAGCTTTAATTATTGAATATTTCAATCTTTATACGTTAAGAACAAAAAAACAATTTGCATTTACAAAATGAAAAGTAATCTATAATTGTGTTTTAAACAAAGAACACAAAATACCTTCAAACATGGAAAATTTAAGAGGATTAAGTATATTAATTAATAAAGATAATGATTAGATATATCAAAAATTTGCATTAATCTTCTGATTTGGTGCAGTGGGTTTAAAATCCCACTTAGTTATTATTTTTCATGGCAACTTTCCAGAGAAACATGATACATTTCATATTAATAAGTATGTTTTAAATAATAACTGGACATGGTGAAAACGGTTAACAATGCCCTTAGTTGAAGACCGACGGTGACTTGGAGCACCGCTACAGACTGGTTCACCTACGTAGAGCTGAAACGCTCGCGAATGTACAGTCGGAACTTAGTAATCTTCTAGTTATAATGGATTGATGTAAAGGGATTGATATAATTAAATAGATTAATCGAAAATTATATCTAAATGGTCAGAACATTCAAAAAACATCTAGATATAAAAATTATATCTATCTAAGTTTGCACATGTACACTGTAGGGCTTGATGTAGACACACGAGCCTATTTCACGGCCGCAACTTTAATTATTGCTGTACCCACTGGTATTAAGATATTTTCTTGGTTAGCAACCTGTTACGGAGGTTCTTTAAACTTAATACCATCCTTATTATTTGCATTAGGTTTTGTATTTATGTTTACTATAGGAGGGTTAAATAACAACCTGATAGCTCTCCCTCTATTTACGTCCATCTTCCACCCTTATAAAAAGGGTGGAAGATGGATTCTTAGATTTGACTACTATATGCTGAGAACTTCTGACAATTATGCTACTAGAGTTTTATTTAATCTCAGTTATAAAGCCTAATTTTGAACCATCAGCAGGAAACCTAATTATATTTAATAAAAATATAGCGGGATCCTCAGAGACTATACGCAGTCCCCGATTTTTACTCCGGGAAGAGATAGTCCAAGTAAGAAAAAATTAATTAATTCTGAATTCTCGGTATAGCCAATTTACTAGAGTGCCGCTAGGAAACGCTATCATAACTCGATCTTATTCTAATTTTGGTGATAAGCAGTCTTATAACCAAGATAATATCCAAGATTTAAAGGTTGTAAAAGTTTATGATAGTTTTAAGGAAGATAGAGTTAATATACTAAAAGAACAAAGAGATAAATCAGGTGTTTACTGTTTAATAAACAAGGTAAATGGACATGTTTACGTAGTAAGTTATATTAATTTAGCTTCTAGAATGAGAAATTATCTTAATAAGGCTTTTTTAAAAAGCAAACAAAATTTTAATATGCCTATTACCAGAGCCTTACTTAAATACGATCATTCAAACTTCTCTCTTTTAATTTTAGAATATGTTGAACCTATGCTTTTAACTGGTAGAGAAACTTTTTATATAAGCCGACGACCCTTTCTGTCGTTAATGAGAAATAATAACCAAAAATCTAATTATGATGGGTTGGGTGGATGGTAATTATTTTTAACTCTGTGCTACGAAGCGTGCAGTAGATATATTTTTTATCTCGTATCTTAATAATCTGGAAGTAGAGAAATAAAAAGACTACTATATGCTGGGAAGTTATTACAATTATTCTACTCGAGATTGGCGCAGGCTAAATCTCAGTGATAAAGTCTGATTTTTAACCATCAGCAGGAAACCCACAATATTACCAAATAATTTAGTGGGGATCCTCAGAGACTATACGTAGTCCTCGGGGTATTTACCTCGAGAAGATATAGTCCAAAAAAAATATATTCATTAATCAATTAACTTTTAATAAGACCTGAATTAATAGGGTATTACTTATTAACACCTCTTATTTAACCGCTTGGCTGCCCAGGGTTAACGAGAAAAATAAAAAAGCTCCTTTAAATATCTTTTTTGAATTTTTTCTTATTGTATCAGGTACATGAACATTGGTAGAAGTTCAACACACACTAATGAGTGTAAATTTATCATATTTATATGGGTTTAATTTGGATGATCTAAATTTATTCGCAGCTTCTCCTGTACTTACTTATCTAAATGCTGACACGGATAAATTGTCTATAATCAAAGATAATAAAGGTAAATCAGGTGTGTATCGTTGAACTAATTTAACAAATGGTAAGTCTTATATCGGAAGTTCTGTAAGTTTATCTAGAAGACTTGCACTATATTACAATTTAAATTTATTAACCAAGTTTAGACAAAATAGTCTTATTCATAAAGCCATTTTAAAGTATGGTTATTCAAGATTTAAATTAGATATCTTGGAATATTGTGATAGAAAAGATGTAATCATGAGAGAACAATATTACATGGATACCTTTAAACCGGAGTATAACATTTTAAAGTTTGCGGGTTCAGCTATAGGTTTTGTGCATTCTTCTGAGGCGATCGAAAAGATACGTATGAAAAAGATAGGCCGTAAACATACTATTGAAACCATTGCTAAAATGATGGGTCGAACACACTCAGAAGCAACTAAAAATAAGATTAAGAATGTTTTAGCCTCCGAAGAAGTTAGGGAGAAGATGGTTAATGCCTTCTTAAAGCGTAAGGGTGTGAAAGTCTCAGAGGAAACTCTTGCCAAAATGAAATCCGCTCAGGAGAATAGAGATTGAGTACCCAGAGCTGGTTTTAAAGTTGAGGTTACAGACCTAACTTGTAATCTAGTAACTGAGTATGACTCTATAAGTAAGGCGGCCTCGGCTCTTGATATACCCAAGAGTACTATAGCTAGAAAAATTAAGCTTAATTCAGAAAAGCCTTATAAAAATAAATATGTTTTTAAATCACTACCTTCCCCTCGAAGCCCCGCATAAAAAAATTATGCTAAGATAGGTGGTGTCTATAACGGGTATATCTTTAGTTATGAAAGATTAATGGATTAATGAATTTTTTTTTTCTCGTATCAGGAGTTGTTTTAGCTAATGCCTCACTTGATATCGCATTCCACGATACCTATTACGTAGTTGCTCATTTTCACTACGTATTAAGTATGGGAGCTGTTTTTGCCTTATTTAGTGGATGATATTTCTGAATTCCTAAAATTCTTGGATTAGATTATAATTTATTATATTCTAAAGCTCATTTCTGAGTGTTATTCGCAGGGGTTAATTTAACTTTTTTTCCTCAACATTTCTTAGGTCAAGTAGGCCCTTTATTATAGAAATATAACAATTTGCACAACACTGTATGCTAGAAAATCTATTAGGTAGTTGGCACTATAAATAGACAATTAGCAGGAAACCAATTAGTGATTCTTATTATATATTTGCTTTAAGATACGTCTTTTTCAGATATTGATAAGATGAGATGTAGGGATCTTCAGAGACTATACGTGTTGCAACTTAAAAGTTGAAGAAATAGTCCGATAAGCATAGTAATATGCTTAATTATATCTTGCTACTTGTATATATATTTAGCTATTTACTTTATTATAATTTATTAATAAATGGTAAAGAAGATTCTAAAAGAAATTCTAAACAACTTGATAGTTCAGAAGTAAACAGTTATCCTGAACCTGAACAAGATCCTAACTCTGGACCTGAACAAGATCCTAACTCTGGACCTGAACAAGATCCTAACTCTGGACCTGAACAAGATCCTAACTCTGGACCTGAACAAGATCCTAACTCTGGACCTGAACAAGATCCTGATCAAGACGATTTTATTCAGAAATCAATAAACAATAATAATTTAATAACTATTGAGCATAAACATAAACTTAGTGAAAAATATCTGTTAAATTTGTCTAATTTAAATTATTCTACTGCCTCCCCTATATATAATTTTTCAAAAGATAAAAATACTCTTTTAAATGAATATAGAAATAAAAGTGGTATTTACCTTATACATAATAATATAAATGGTAAAAGATATATCGGTAGCGGTATGGATTTAAGTAAAAGACTTGCTACCTATTATTTCCCTTCTCGTTTGTGTGATGGGCGATATATTTCTAATTCTATATTGAAATATGGACATGGTAGTTTTTCTGTTGTTATTTTAGATATTTTAAGTAATACTAGTTCATCAATAAAAAAAGATATTCTTAGTAAAGAACAAGAATATATTGATTTATATAAACCTGTATATAACTTAAACCCTATAGCAGGGTCAAGTATGGGTTTCAAACATTCAGAAGAATCTAAAAGACTTATATCCGAGTTCCGTAAAGGTAAACCTTTGCCTGATGAAACTAAGAAAAAACTTAGTGCATTGTTTTCAGGTGAATTAAACCCATTTTGATCTAAAGTTCACTCTGCTGCCACTTTAGAAAAAATGAGTAAATCTAAAGTGGGTAAATTAAATCCTATGTTTAATAAGGAAAAATCTAAGGAGTTTATTGAACATATGTATAAAGATAGAACGGGTCCTAATAATCCTATGTTTGGTAAACCTAAAAGTAAAGAAACATTAGACAAAATGAGCAAAAAGGTATATGTTTATGACAGTAACAAAGAATTTATTATACTTTATGATAGTATTAAGTTTGCTGTAAAGGATTTACATATAGCAGCTGAAACTATTAAAAAGTACTTAGATACAGATAAAATATACAAGAATAAATACTTTTATTCAAAATTAAAATAAAATTGTTCTTAGCAAGATATAACAAATTTGCTACAAGGAATGCCACGTCGGGTAAGTGATTACCCTGATGCTTTTACAGGTTGAAACTTTATTAGTAGTATTGGTTCAGTTATATCTGTAGCTGCTACTGCACTATTCTTACAAATAGTGTATTTACAACTTGTAAAAGGTAAAGCTATTTATGGGTACATTTGAGCAGTTCCTCAACTATTTAGTGATTATTACCGTATACTTAAAGATAGATGTTCTCCTGGTTTAGAATGAGCTTTACATAACCCACCTAAACCACACGCATTTACTAGCTTGCCATTACAGTCGAGTTTTGACGCTGCTGGTGCCGCTGAAAATTTACAACAAATTGCTAACATGGGTGGCTGTCTACATGAAGTATGAAACGCAATCAAAGTAACAGGTGAAGAATATGCAAATAATCTATATCCACTTTGCGACTTCAATCCTACTACTCAAGGTGTGCAACATGCTGCAGTAAATGCAGCAGAAGAAACATTTTATGTTTGTGCAACTAATACTAATAATTGTGCAGCTGTTATATGCAATAACTGTAAGCAATCTATATTATTTATCTTACCTAATTTTTTATCAGTTTTCTACAGATCATACAAAAATATTGTTAATTCTGTCTTTATATTTTTAGGATTGGTAGTATTCTCAGTAATTTGTTATTCTTTATCTCCTGACTTTATTAATTGTGATGCACCTAGAGCTTGAGGACTTTACTTCCAAGATAGTGCTAGTCCACAAATGGAAGCTCTAGTGGAGTTACATGATGATATTATGTTTTACTTAGTGGCTATATTATTTAGTGTGGCTTGAATACAAGCATCTATTATTAAATATTTTAATTATACTAAATATTCTATTAGTAATAAATATCTTACCCACGGTAGAAAAGTGTGCCGTCTCACAAGTTTTCTAAGATTTATTGTCTCCTTTCATGTAATATATCTATTATTATTATCACTTATTCCACATCTATATAAAGTAATTTTAAACAGGATGAGTGGAAAAATCCTGTTAATTAAATACTTAAATAAAGATGTAGTTTCCAGTTTTTATCCTTCTGTTACCCTACTTACCAGTCCTAGCTATTCGGTGAGCTCAGGGGGCAAACTCACTATTCTTGCGCGACGTAGTGCTGTTACACAAATAAAAGGAGTTCGAAAATATAGTTCAAGCGAACCCTTATCTAAATTTAGAGTAATTACCACTACTAAACGAACTTATTCTTCTCAATCAGATGCTGGAAGTTTTTCCAATATTCCTCGTTCCAGAGTTCTGGCTCAGAACTTGGGTAGAAATCATATATTTTACGAAGATAGTTCCAATTTAAAAAAACTAGTTCTAAAAGAAAACAAAGGTAAATCAGGTATTTACATGTGAACTAATAAAATTACCGGTGATATTTATATAGGGCAATCTGTAGATCTTGCCGAAAGATTAAAAAGATATTTTAATCTTAATTATTTAGAAAAAAATAAAAGTTTTCTTATTAGTAGAGCATTAATGAAGTATGGTCATTCCTCTTTTTCTATTACTATATTGGAATATTGTGAAAAATCTGAGTTAAATGAAAGAGAACAATATTATTTGGATAATTTAGAGCCCGATTATAACATATTAAAAAATGCCGCGAGCTTTTTAGGTTATACACCTACAGAAGAGGCTAAAGCAAAAATAAGTAAAGCTTTAAAAGGAATTAGTCGTAGTGAGGAAACTAAACAATTAATGAGAGAGAAAGCTTTAGGTAGAAAACACTCTGAAGATACCAAATTAAAATTGAGTATCCTGCGAGGAAATCCTGTAAATGTATACGAAAAATGTGACTCTTCTGGATTTAAATTAATAGGTAGTTTTGTTTCAGCCCGAAGAGCTGCTATATTTTTAGAATTAAACAAAAATACTGTTATAAAATATATGAATTCAGGGGCGATATTTAAGGATAGATATAAATTCTCCTCTAAATAGCAGGTGGCCCGCCCCGCAGCCGCCGCTTATTAGTATGGTCGCTCTATGAGTGAAGAAACTAAAAAACTTATGAGTTTAAAAAAAATAGGTGAACTTAATCCTTTATACGGAAAATCTCATAGCAAACAATCTAAAGAACTAATGAGACAAAAAGCTTTAGGTAGAAAACATTCTGAAGAAACTAAATTGCTAATGAGCACAAAAAGTGGAAATCCATTGAATGTATATGAAAAATGTTCATCTGAAGGATTTAAGTTAATAGGAAGTTTTGTTTCAGCCAGAAGAGCTGGTAAACTTTTAGAAATAAGTGGAAGTACTGTTGTAAGATATATGAAATCAGGGGCGATATTTAAAGACAGATATAAATTTTCGTCCCGATAATAAGCAATAAGCTTAGAAAAACTATGAGTTTAATTTCACTGAATGCTGGAAGGTTCTAAAGCCTTTGATACTATAATTATCTTCCCTGTGTACAACGGGAGCCTTAGGTACCTAGAGTACTCTAGCGGGTAGGTTAATAATTATCAGTGATAACTCTTCTCCTACGGAGGGCTATGCCATAATTAGGCGACCCTCTACCGTCAAATGTAATGATGGTAGGCGGGAAAGGATGTAACAATGAATAACCTAGCAGGAAACCAAAATAATAATTATTTATATTATGAGTAGGTAATCCCCAGAGACTAAACGTGAAATATCCTGTTGATTAACTGGATAAAGATATAGTCCATATTTTTGACACTTATCGAATTAATCTGAACCATCACCCCAGCACTAATCTTGGTATTAATAGCTTTCCCTTCATTTAAACTACTTTATCTTATGGATGAAGTTACAGATCCATCCTTATCTGTATTAGCAGAGGGTCACGGTGGCCCTAAACCGTATACTATAAAAATTTAGTTAGTTTAATATATGGTAGTCGTGAATTACAACGAAAGCGATTTTGTTATTAATTAAATTATAAGATTCTAGCTAGATTCTCTAAAAGAAAAGGCTCTTGAATTTTCAGAAGTGAGCCGTCTGGAATCTAATAAAACCAAAAAAAACCCATTTTTTTTTGTTCGGCGACACAAGTGAAAATAGTTAATCTGTTTTTAGTAGAAGGGGTAATAGCTAAAAACACAAGACTATCAGTAAATTTTATTTATTGCAACAGACTGGGCCACTTGTGGGTGTTAATTTATTTAATGCTTAATGTACAGTCGGAATCTATTATTATTTTTATTAATAGGTATGCATAATGCAAATTTATCTTTGAGAGCTAGAACTTTTCTAGCCCTGTTTTCTAGACAAATCGTGACTAAATATAATATTTATAGCCGACACTTTCATATTAAGACTTTTACTCAAAATAGAATAGGTCCTCATAATCTTGACGTTATAAGTGTTTTAGTGGGTTGTCTTCTCGGTGATGGTCATGCTAGAATAAGTAAAGCTAAAGTAATTGGTACAAGGTTTCGTTTTAAACAAAGTGGTCGTCATAAAGACTATTTATTCTTTTTATATAATTTTTTTTGAATAAGAGGTTATTGTACTGATGCTGGTCCTAAACAATACAAAACCATTCTTATTAATTCTTTAAATGCAAAAAAAATTAATTATGGCTATGAATTTAGTTTATATACATTTAGTAGTTTAAATTGACTTTATAATTTGTTATATGTTGATGGTATAAAAACTATTAAACCTGAACTTATTAATTATTTAACACCTATGTCTCTTGCCTTTCTTATTATGGATGACGGGTGTTGAGTGGGAGGATCTAAAAGTGTTAGAATAGCTACCAATAATTTCACTAGGGAAGAAGTTGAATTACTTAAAAGTATGTTTGAAACTAAATTTGGTTTAAACTGTACTGTACAACTCTTATCTAAAAAAGGAGGAAATACTCCTAAAGATAAGTATTCTATTTACGTAAAAGTAGCTTCTATACCTAAATTAAGGGAGTTGGTTCTACCTTATATGCACCCTAAAATGTTGTATAAATTAGGTTTATAGTATTGGTTTTATTTGTCTTTATAGAAAGAATTCACTAGTAATTAATACAGAACAAAGTTTATATGTAACGACGCCAACCAAGTAACATACAGAAAACTGTTTTACCCTTATTATAGTATGCAAACACCTTAATTTCATAAGTTTTTCGGTATATCTACAAAAATATAATAAATTTACATCAATGATATTGAAGCTACGAATATCCAGATTTCCTAAATAGTGATGGAGATTTTGTAGAGTTTGATTCTTATTTAGTTCCAGAATCTGATTTAGAAAAAGGAGCTTTAAGAATGCTAGAAGTTGATAATCGAGTTATACTTCCTGAAATCACACACACTAGATTTATTCTTACTGCAGCAGATGTTATTCATTCATTTGCTATACCTGCCTTAGGTATAAAATGTGATGCATAAAAAAATAATGTTTGTAGGCTATTCATTATATGTGCTAAAGAGCCAAACTCCGGGGAAGCCCTAAACCTTTAGTAACCAAGGTAATTAAGGAAACTTATTACTGGCCTGATTAATGACTCAGGATAAGGTAAGATCACTAAAGATGATGGTAACAGAAATGGGCGATCGCGGATCTAAATCAGTAATTACTGTAAAAGAGCAACGAGTAGACGGTTCTTCAACACAGACTTTAGTGTTGTAAGGTGTACTCTAGTCGCCGGGATAACCGGTTCTAGAACTAAATATACTAAATAGTATTAACTATTTATAAAATAACTCTAGATTAAAGTTACTACAACGGCCTGACCTATTATTAGGCATAAGTTGTAGAACGACCCAGGTAGATCTGGGATTGAGAACCCCATAATATAAATATGCCTGGCTGTGGGAGACCCCACACTAAACCGTCAAATTGCGGGAAAGCCTTAAAGCTATTTCAACCAAGTAAGAGTGGTAACACATTTTATGGCTCACGTAATGAATTGAGGTACGGTAACATCGAAATAGATGCACGTAAGGAAATAGGTAATCCGCAGCCAACCACCTTACCCTAGCCAAGGTGGGCAGTTCATCGACTAAACGTCGGTTGATTTTTAGCATTATATACTAAATATATGCTAATTAATTTAAGATATAGTCAAACCCTATCCGAAAGGATACAGGGTAATTTCTATCATATCTAAGCTTACCCTGTGCGGGGCTTTAAAATTCGTTTATAAAAGATATATATTATAGACTATCTAGCTATCTTTAGCTTTCAAGCGAAAAAAAAATAAACCTGAGGTAAGACTTCTAAAAAGTATAGTTGATTACCCGTTAATTGGATAATTTGTGCTCTCTTTATTAGCACTCTTTATTTAGGGGTAAGGTATCCTAACTCGTCCCTATAAATATATAGGGCAAAAGGGTATATTTGATATTAAAGGAGCGCCTACCGGTAACCGACTTTTTCACCGGCGCCCGTAAGGTTTATCCTAAGAGAAAATATTTTTTTTTAGCAAAAAGAGCAGTTAGCCTTTCGCCTTGTTTTTCACGGGCACGGGAGTTTACATCTTCATCGTCACTTAAACAACGGTCAAATTTGGATAGTCTTTTGGATTCTTTTCACTTGTTCACAACTAGTCAACGCCACCCTAATATCAAAAAATGTTCTCAAATATTATTAAGAATGTATAACGGTCATACCGATCCTGTTGTAAAACTATTTATACAAAATAATTGTTTACATTTAATATCGTTAGATAAATTTACTAAGAAAATAACTCAAAGAGATTTTGTAGAATATGTGGTAGATGGTCCGGATAAGTTAGGGCATCCTAGTTTGTATACAGGAAAGTCAGGTTGCTATATTTTTTTGTGTTTAAAGACAGGTGATTACTATATAGGATCGGCTATTTGTTTATATACTCGTTATAAGACGCATAAGGTTAGAAGTAGCAGACCTGAAAGTGGTGGTTCTACTTCTTTATACATTTCAGTTCGAAAACACGGATGGCATAATTTTATTTGAAGACCTCTTATAATTACTAATAACTATATAAACAACTTTACTAAGCAAAACCCCGAACATGAATTAAGCTTAGAATCCTTGTTTATGTTACGATCAATCACACAATTTGAGGTTAGATTATACGAACAATTTTGGTTGACTCGTTCTAGACCCGAATTAAATAGTAACTATACTGTTGTATTTCCTTTTAGTAATATGGAAAAAAGTGCTTATCTGACGTATGATAGTTCTAAACCTATAGAAGTAAGAGTGGGAGATAATACCGAATTTTTAATGAAATTTTCATCAAAGAACAGAGCGGCTGTTTCATTAGGAATTCCTAAAACTACTCTAGATAGATACATTAACTTGAAAAATTTCACAATATATAGCCCTGTTTTAGAGATGGATGTTTACTTAATAGATCCTTCGAAGCCTTTATCAGAAGATTCCCCTAGTTACACTACTACGGATGGAGTGATGGCTATAACAGGAGTTGATATATATGCTTTGGCAAAAGGTAAACTTTTTGCTCTTTTACTAGACAAAAAGTCTCTTTTTGGTGTTTACGATAATCCAAGTAAAGCTGCCAAGAGTCTGGATGGTAAATCGGATAGCAGGTATATTAGTAGATATATTAACCTAGAACGACCAGTAGTAGTGGGGCAAGATAAAACACCTGTTTATTTTGTCATGAACCCTGATTGGAAATCGGATGTAGTAGGACGAATAGCTGCTCGACCTAGTGGGCGAAAAAAATCTAGGTTGTCTAGATCTATTGTTTTAGTAGATGTATTAAATCAAAGTGCTTTAGTTTTTAATACAGTCTCCGATTTGTCAAAGTATTTAGGTAGAAAGTCTCTGACGAATACAGCGTATGTTAAAAATTATATGAACCCTACTAAGTTATATAAAGGTCGTTATGAGTTTCATTACCAAAATGAATTTACAGGGACTATTACTGGTAAGGGTCCATCGTCATTATAATCATCATTTTACGAATTAATGAGGATCTAGCCTTGCGCTTTTTCCTCTAAGTATGTAGATAGAAGTTATCTGTTAAATGGATAATGTTAGGTTATTAGCTTAGCTTTATTTAGGGAGAAGTACCCTAACTCGCCCCTATAAGTATATAGGGCAAAAGGGTAGATTTGAGATTGAATCAATTTTCTGTCCTAATTAATAGATTAGGTACATTTTATGGTTGGAATAATTTACTCGAACATGTTTATTGTCATAAAAGTTTTATTTTTATAATAATTCCTTACGTAATTAGAAGAAAAATAGGTTATTCTAATAGTTGTTTATTACACGCTACGCGTGGAATTATTATGCCTAATTTAGCTAGATCCACTTTTGGTGGCAATATGCCCCCTAAATTCGTTTCTGTTTTAAACACCTGTGGTAAACAGATTAGATGAAATTCGACTAATAATGTTAACTCTGCAGAGCTAGACATTAAACCAAAAGCCTTTGAGTCTAAAACCCAGCCTCTTGACTTGAATAGGGGCTTTGTGGAAAAATTAGCCTTAGATCATATTAATAGCGGAAATGTAACAACACATTTAGTTATTAATAAATTACTTTATAATCAGAAAGTTTCTATTAGTGCTAACAAACTAAAGGAATTATCTAAAGTTAAAGGTATAAAATTCGATTTACCTATAACTAATGATAATTTAAAGAATTTTCATAACTTGGTAGGTAAATCAAAACATAAAGGTTTTGCAGGAGTATATATTTTTGAACATAAAGCCTCTAAATCTATGTATATTGGTTCATCTAATTTGCTTAGACGTCGTATGGAATATTATTTTAAAGGAGATTTTCCTTTAAGAGGTAAATTTCTTCCTATTCTATACAAGGAAGGTCTTAGTTCCTTCAAACTTGAAATTTTTAAATTGGATAATAATTTATTTAAACCGCAAGATGCTTTACTCCTAGAACAGTATATGCTTTTAAATAAACATTATGACTTAAATACATTAAGAGTTGTAAATTTTGGACCTTCCAAGGGTAAGTCTATATATGTTTATAATTTAGATTGTACAATACTTTACTATAATGCTCAATCACAAATCAGTTTAAAAAGAGCCTTAGGTATACATCAATCTTCTTGTGTTAAATTTTTAGACACTAATATTCCTTATCTTAATCGTTTTATTTTATTAAGTTTTCCTGTGTCTTATGCTATACCTAGTAGTATAGAAGTTAAGGAATTAAAAAATATAATGGACAAAGAACGTCGTTTTAGCTATGAATTAGGTACTCGAAGAAGTATACCAGTTATACTTGAAATTAAAGAAGGTAATACGTTTGTAAATCTAGCTAAATTATCAAATTCAAACAATAAACTAGAATTTAATTCTTTAACATCTTGTATTGCCTATTTACATTCTATAGGTCTAAATATTAAAAGGGATACTTTATCTAAATATATAAAACAAGGCAAGGTCTTCCATAATTTTTCTTGTAAATATTTAGATCAACATTACCTGGTTAATAATGAAAGATGTCTAGGAGAAAAAGAAAAAATAGGTTTATATATTGAAGAGTACAAAAAAAATAGGATATCTTCAGAAACTATTAAGCAAGTAAATAAAAAAAATAAGCCCCTTATTGTTAAATCTATATCTGATTATAAGGAGGAATCCTTTTTAAGTATAACGGATACAATTAAATATTTTGAGACCCAAGGTATTAAATTGGACCGAAAAATGCTTTATATTTATCTTAAAAAGGGAGGAGTTTATAAAGGATTTACATTTAAATATGTTCAATAGTAATCTATTATATAATCAAATTATGCAGAGGATAACTAATTAGTTAAGCTAATTTCGGTATCTAGCTCCTTCAGATGCTTGTATCATTAAGGAGCAAAGTTCCAATCGTAAACTAGGCGTTGGGTAATAAAATAAAATTCTTATCGACAATAAAGTGTTCTTGTAGTAAAATAAGGCTAATAAAAATAGTTCTTATTATAAATCTGGCCAAAATCAGAGTGAACCTCTGGTTATAAACCATCAAAATCGACGGGAACTCCCTAAAGCAATCTTAACCAAACAAGAGTGGTAACACATCTTGTGGCGCAGGTAATGACTCGCGGTAAGGTAAAATCAAGATTTGATAATTCAATGGGTAATCCGCAGCCAAGCACCAATTTTTGGTTTGAAAAAAAAAGGGGTGTGCAGTTCATCGACTAAATGTTGGTTGGCGCAAGCTTAAGATATAGTCAGACCCCACTCAAAAGAGTGCAGGAGAACCTCTAAAAGTATTATATAATTTTATGTTCTCTGTTAAATGGATATAAATAAAATTTATTTATATTTAGGGAGAAATACTCTACTTTGGTTTTGATAAGACCCTGGTTTAGAAGAGTAATTTGCAATGTTCAGAGATTTGTGGTATATTACATAGTTCTATGCCTATCGTTGTAGAATCTGTATCTTTAGAGGGTTTTCTCTCCTGGTTACATGAGCAGTAAAGAATTTATTAGTTTTTTAATTGAGGGTGTCGATCCTGATGATTACTCTAATCCTAGTGGAGATGACTCTAACCCTAGTGGAGATGACTCTAATCCTAGTGGAGATGGGTTTGATCCTAGTGGAGATGGGTTTGATCCTAGTGGAGATGATCCTAATCCTAATGGAGATGATCCCGACGGCGGAAGATCAGGTAAAGGTAAGGGTAAGGCGAGAGCTACCACTCCTGAACAATGAGGTAAAATTGATTATGATAATGATCGTTTTGAAGCTGACAATGATCGTTTTGAAGCTGACCTTGAAAAAGCTAGATTGGAGTCTTTGAAAGATATTGGAGAAGGACCTGAACGTGGAGAATCATCTAAACAAGGTGGAGAATCATCTAAACAAGGTGGAGAATCATCTAAACAAGGTGGAGAATCATCTAAACAAGGTGGAGAATCATCTAAAAAACCTACAGAATTTGCTCCAGAAA